CATTTAACCCAACAAAGAACAGAAAGTGTTTTTAGCTAAACACTTTGGTTCTACACGTTTCTTATATAATTGGGGTCTTGACGCTAAAACTAAACATTATACTAATACCAAGAAAAGTATATCATGGATTGAATTAAACAACAAAATACCAGAACTCAAAAAAGAATATCCTTGGTTAAATGAAATAAATTCTCAATCTCTTCAAATGGAAATGAGAAATTTAGATATAGCTTTTAAGAATTTTTTCCGTAATAAAAAGGGTTTTCCTAAATTTAAAAAGAAACACGATAATCATAAAAGTTTTCAAATTCCTCAACATTATAAAATAGAAGAAGGAATATTATATATTCCTAAATTAAAAGAAGGAATTAAAATAATTCAACACAGATTATACGAAGGAAAAGAAAAAACATTAACTATTTCTAAAAATCCTTCTGGCCAATATTTTGCTATTATTCTTGTTGAGACAACAGATAATATAATTGAACCAAAGACAGTAAACGAGAAAACTACTATTGGTATTGACTTGGGAATTAAGGATTTTTTAGTAACAAGTAATGGAGAAAAGATTTCTAATCCTAAACACTTGAAGAAATCAGAAAAGAAGTTAAAGAAAGCTCAAAGAAAATATAGTCATAAAACAAAAGGAAGTAATAATAAAAATAAAAGTAGAATTAAAGTAGCAAGAACTCATCAAAAAATTACTAATCAGCGTAAGGACTTCTTGCACAAACTTTCTTCAAAAATAATTAGTGAAAACCAAACTATCTGTATTGAGGATTTAGCAGTATCTAATATGGTTAAAAATCACAAATTAGCTAAAGCAATAAGTGATGTTAGCTGGTCTGAGTTTGTTAGACAATTAAATTACAAAGCTAATTGGTATGGTAAAACCATAATCTCTATTGGTCGTTTTGACCCATCAACTAAATTATGTCATTCTTGCGGAATGTTAAATAATAATTTGACATTATCAGATAGACAATGGACTTGTGATTGTGGTGAAACTCATGATAGAGATATTAATGCTGCTATAAATATTAAGAATTTTGGTTTAACTAAAGTGGATTACCCACTTTTAAAATTAAATACCTCCGGAACAGAGGAAATTAACGCCTGTTAGATATGAGCAAGTTATTAGACACTCAGAGCAGGAAGATACAACTCTTTAGAGTTGTGTTAAGTTCACAATCGAAAATCAAAATTTAAGAGAAGAAGTAGATAAATATTTAAAAGTTATATCTGAATTTCATAACAGATATGATGATGTAAGAGATAGATAATTGTGGCTAGGGGAAAGATATGAAAAAGTATGTGGTTGTAAAAAAATGGAAAGATAATCTATCAGATTTTCAAGTGTTAAAATTTTGCAAAAATTATTGTAAGAGAAAGAATGACAGAACTATATAAGCTTAAAATATTAAGTGAAGTTGATTTTATTGAAAAGTGTAGGGAAGGTAGATGTTTACGTCAAACATTTAAATCTAAACAATGTGAAAAAGATTCAAAACAAATTCAATGTTATAAAAAATATGTAGATAAGAAAACTAAAGAATATGAAAAAGAACACATAGAAAAAGATTGGGAGTGGGAAGCATTAAAAAGAGATTTAATAATACGCGATTATTCATGTTTAGTTATGAAGATATTAACTGTTCAAGAATTAAAAATAGTAGAGCAACAAGAAGGATTTTGGTTATCTCAAAAATTTACGGATGGTGCACATATTGTGAGCCGGGCACAGGCGCCAAAACAAATATATAATAGATCGAATGTTATCCTTATGGGACGCTTCTTTCATAGCAGAATTGACAATGGACTTGACCTCATCAGTGGAGAATTTATTGGATATGAAGGAAGTAAGAGATGGTGGGAAAAAATAATGTGGTCTAATGGTATATGGTCTACTAATTATACTTATGATGATTTTTATAGAGATATGTTAACTCAAATAATATAATTCTATAAAGAGATTGTACTTTTATGTCCATTGGATAAAAAGTAAATCAATAATTTTATCCATAAGAAATGGGGTTTTGTAAATTTGATAAAGTATAAAAATGGAAATTATTATTTAAAAATAAGGAGAAAAGATGAAAGATTTGATTATTGTTATGATTTTAGCTATTATAATTCTTGTTATCTTAGTAGCTAACTCTAAGGATATAGAATAAATAGTAAATAAACACAACTCTAAAGAGTTGTATCTTTAAAATTTAAAATTAAAGATGCTTGTTTACCAGAAGATCAAATGGGGGAGAAAGTTTGATAAACGATGAGAAGAAAATAGTAACGTTAGGATGTCGCCTCAGTTCTGACCTCTTAGGATATAAGTTAAACAATTCTGATGTGTTAGGAATAGTGCTTATGTCGTTAAACTCTTCATCATCTCTTCGAGAGGACGTTGGATTCAAAAGTAACCTCAATGCTTTTGATACACATTACCCGAAAGGAGGATTTAACTAAGATGTTAGTTTATGTTTTAAACAAAGAAGGGAAACCTTTAATGCCCACAAAACCATCAATAGCAAGAATATTGTTAAAAGAAGGTAAAGCTAAAGCAATTAAAAAAACGCCATTCACTATTAAAATGTTAATAGAGACAACAAACTATAAACAAGAAGTGATTGCAGGAATGGACACAGGAAGCAAGGTTATTGGAACAGCTTGTATTTCAAATGGTAAAGTTTTGTACAAATCAGAAACGTTTATTCGTCAAGATGTTTCAAAAAAGATGGAACAAAGAAAAATGTACAGAAGAAACAGAAGAGGAAGAAAAACAAGATACAGAGAAGCAAGATGGAATAACCGAGCAAATTCCCTTAGAAAAGATAGACTTGCTCCTTCACTTTTAAGCAAATTAAATTCTCATTTAAGAGAAAAGAAATTTATTGAAAAGTTACTCCCTGTCTCTAAATGGATTTTAGAATTAGCAAGTTTTGATATTCATAAAATAAGTAATTCTGAAGTTAAAGATTATCAGAAAGGGCAACAGAAAGGATTTTATAATGTAAAGGCGTTTATTCTCGATAGAGATGGATTTACATGTCAACATTGTAAAACTAAAAAAAGTAAACTGCATGTTCATCATATTATTTTTAGAAGTAATGGGGGAACAGATTCTCCAGAAAATTTAATTACTTTATGTGAAGGTTGTCATGACAAATTACACAAAGGTGAATTTGAAATAAAAGGTAAAAAATCTATAACTAAACATGCTACTGAAATTGGGATTACCAAATCACAACTTAAAAAGAAATTTGGTGATTTTGTTGAAACTTTTGGGTATGAAACTAAATTCAAGAGAGAACAAATATTGCAATTATCTAAATCACATTGTAATGATGCTATTGCTATTTGTTGTAGTGATAGTGAAATAATTAAAGATTTGAATTATTATTTCATTAAGAAAAATGTAGCTAAAGGTGACTATCAACAAACGAAGGGTATTAGAAGTGAAAAGAAAATACCAACTGGAAAATTATTTGGATTTAAGAAATTTGACAAAGTAAAAACCCCCGAAGGTATTGGTTTTATTAAGGGGAAAAGAAGTTCAGGAGCATTTGTTATAATGGATATTTTAGGAAATATTTTTAATAAAAGTTGGAATGCAAAGAAATATTTAGAGAGAATTAGTGCAAGAAAAAATTATATAATGGAGGTATGTGCTGTTCCTATGCAACTCTAAAGAGATTGCATTTTCCACAGCACAAAATTTTATGAAAAACTTTAAATTCAAAATAAAAGCTAAAGAGGAGAAAGAGAAATGGAAATAGAAACTATTAAAATAAGTACGGAAGAATATGAACAATTAGAAAAAAAATACGGTGGTGTAAATAGTGTATTAAAGTGCTCTACAAAATATAAACCAAAATTTAAAGAAGGGGATATACTAGAATCTTGTAATGGTAGAATAGTAATTGATAAAATTATTATGACTTCTAGACAGGGTGATGGGGTTTTAGTTCCAATGTATTTAACTAAAGATAAAGATCATCATGTATATTATTGCGAAATAAATGATAAATATTTTACAAAGGTAAATTTATGATATTAAATACAGTTATTGAAGAAGTAGTTAATGAAATTAAATCAGGTAAAAAAGATTTATATGGAACTATAGAATGTTATATGGAATTAATAGATTCCTATGGTGATGAAGAAGAAAAGTTAGATGTTATAATTGAAGATTTAGAATATCTTATTGAAGAATTAAAAATTACAGTAAAGGATCAAGAAAAAGAAATAAAAAACTATAAAGAAACAGTAGAAGATTCAGAAAAAGAAATAAAAAACTATAAAGAAACAGTAGAAGATTCAAATTATTTTATTGAAGAATTAAACATTACAGTAAAGAATCTAGAAGAAGAAATAGATAATTTAGAACAAGAAAGAGAAAAATTAAAAGAATATATACAAAAAGTTGAAGGAGTTATTGTATGAAGCAAGAAAAAGAAAAACTAGTAAAAGCGTATGAATTTTTTTGTAGTTGTGGATATGACTGGATAAGTAGAAATGATGATACTATTTGTCCACAATGTAAAAATACAATATTAGAATTTTGTAAATTAAGATAGAAGACTAATTAAAAAGATAATATAAGGAGAATTAGATGGCTACAGTACAAGATACAATAAGAGAAAAAATGAAGATACTTGAAGGAGGTGCATTAAAAGAACTTCATAAACAATTTGGTGAAGGTTCTTATTATATAGGGAAAAAAGTTATTCCAGAAGTACCTCTGATTTGTAGTTCTGGTTCATTAAATTTAGACGAAGCTTTAGGGATAGGTGGTTGGCCAAAAGGTAGGATAATAGAAATAGGTGGACAAGAATCATCCGGTAAATCAACTCTTACTCTTATTAACATTGCAGAATGTCAAAAAAAAGGAATGGTATGTGCTTATGTAGATGCAGAACAAAGTTTTGACGCATCTTGGGCATATAAAATGGGTGTGGATGTAGAAAATCTTTTGGTAGTACAACCAGATTATTGTGAAGAAGCTTTTAGTATGCTTAGAGTGATAATGGATTCAGGTGTTATGAGTTTGGTTGTTATAGATTCTACTAATTCAATGATACCTAAACGATTATTTGAAGGTGAACCTGGAGATGCAGGAATGGGATTAGCCGCCAGAATATTTTCACAAGAACTTCCTATAATAAGAACTAAATGTACAAATACTGGAACTACCGCAATATTTTTATCTCAAATAAGAAGTAAGATTGGAGGATACGGAGACCCGAGAATTGTTGGCGTGGGAAACGCGATGAAATTTTATGCAAGTATTCGTATTATGACTTCTAAGGCTGAAGTAGAGAAGACAGATGATGATGGACAAGAAAAAGTAGATGTTAACATGACTATATTTAAAAATAAAGTAGGTATTCCTTCTAAGAAAGCCTCTTTTACTCTTAATACAGGAAAAGACGGTGAATATGGAATAGATACTATGAAAGAACTTATAGAATATGCTATTAAATATGAGATGGTTAAAAAATCAGGTTCATGGTTTTCTTATACTCCCAAAGACAGCGTTGAAGAAAAACTTGGTCAAGGTATGCCTAATGTTAAAAAATTCTTTAATGAGAAACCCGAAATATTTGAAAAAGTAAGGGGAGATATTCTTCAAAAAATACAGGATGCAAGAAATATTGCCATAGGAGTCACTGCAGATTCATTTAATAGTGTAATATCTTCTATAGAGGATAAACCAAAAAGAAGAAGTAAAAAAGAAGAAGCAATGGAAGAAAAAATAGATGAAATAAAAGATGTAGAAATAGTCAATGAAGAAGAAGTATAATGTCCAGTGAAAATACTAAAAATGGAACGGATAAAATAAATAAAAAAATAATACAATAAAAGAAAAATTAATACTTACATGATAGATTATGTTGATGGAACATCAGAAATAGTCACTAAGATAGATCTTATTAAGGTACTTAAGAAAAGGTTAAAATAAAAATTTAATTTTTTATATATTTTTATATATTATATACATAGATAGATAGATTAAAAATAGTCTATCTATATTTTAGAAAGTTGACCAAAAGGATATAAAGCAACTAGTTGCTAACTAGTTGCTAACTAATTGCTAACTAGTTGCTAACTAATTGCTAACTAGTTGGTATTTAAAGGGTCGAATCCCTTACTTTCTAAGTTTAAACAATTTAAAAAGGAGAAAATAAGATGAAATATGAAGAGATTAAACAAAGTGTGGTGATATAATTCACAATCATTTTATTTGTCCTATTTGTAATAATAATATGCAGGTACAAGTATTTATGGTATGATTGATTTAAAAGATATTATCATTTGTGAAGAGTGTGGGTCAGAGTTTAAATTTGTTTCTGAATCATATCATTATGATTATAAAGTAGAAATAATTAAAGAAGGGAAATTAAATGATTAAAAAGTTATACATTCAAAATTTTCGTAACATCAAAGAATTAATTATTGAACCCTCTAAATATGTTAATCTTATATCAGGTAATAATGGAGAGGGTAAATCTTCTATATTATATGCAATAGAATATCTTCTTACAGATAATCTTAATGAAAAAATATCTGAGTATGTAAGATGGGGATGTGAGAAGTTTTTTCTTGAACTGGAATTTGAAATTAATAATGATAATTATCTCATTAAAGTTTTTGCTAGTGCATCAGCTAAAAAAGAACTCATTATAAATAATGATAGCTTTAATATTTATAAAAATTCTGAAGCTACAAAAAAATTAGCTGAAATAATCGATCCTAACATTATTAGATATTCCTCTATAAGTGAACAAGGTAAAACAGCTCAAATATTATTTGATACTCCAACTAATAGACTTAAAAAGCTTAAAGAAATTTTAGGTATAGATAAGATTGTTGAGGTATGTGAAGAAATAAAAATTGATATAGATAAGCAACAGGAAGAAATAAGAATATTTGATAGAGAACTAAAATTACTTGAAGAAAAAAAATATAATTTTATGGAAGTTCCTACAGTTGATAATATTGAGGATATAAAAAAACAATTAGAAATATTAGAATTAGAAAAGAAAAATTATGAATTACAATCAGTAGTTTATAATACTTACATAAAAGATTTATCTTCTTATGTAAATGCTAATAGAGAGATAGAAATATATGACGCACAAATTTTAGGATTTAAAAGACAAATAGAAAATTTAAAAAAATTATTAAAAACTATTGATTCTGAAATTAATATAGATAATTTAAATAATCAAATTATAGATTTAGAAAAAGAACAAGTTAACCAATTAGCTAAGAATGAAAAATATTTATATAAAAAAGATAAAATTAAAAAAGCTAAAGATGGAATAATTAGAAATAATGAATTATTAACTCAGTATCAATTAAAACAAATATCTCCTTATATATATAAAAATAGTGATATAGAAAAAGCTGAAGAACAATTGATTAGATTTGAATCTGAAAGGATTCAATTTGAAAAAGATTTTCAATTATCAGAACAAGGAAAATGTCCAACATGTGGTGCTATTTATGAAGGTAATATAGAGCAAATAAGAAATGATTTGTTATTATGTAAAAAAGAAATATTAGAATATAAAAATAAAGTTAAAGAAATAAAAGAAAACTTAAAAGAATATACTACTTTAGTTAATGAACAGGAAACTATAAAAATACAAAGAAAAAATATTCAAGACAATATAGATAATCATCAAAAAGAATTAGATGAACTACTTATTGATTTTGTTGAAAAAGAATTAGAAGTTACTTTTGATTTTAGAAGAACTATAGATAATTTTAAACAAAGAATTAAAAACTATAATGAAACAACTATTTATAATAATAATATAAAAGAACAAATAAAAGATTTAGAAAATAAAATAGAAACATCTATTAAATTACAAGAGCAATATAGTAATATTAAAAAACCTCAAAAAGTAGATGAACCAATAAATTATGATAAAATAAAATATGATATTTTAAATAGAGAAATTATAATATATGAACAAAAATTACAAGAAAAAGAAAGAGTTACTAATTATAATGAAAATATAGAAAAGGAAAAACAAGAAGATAATCAAAAAATAAAAAGTTTAATTTCATTAATTGATTCTATATCTTATAAGGTAAGTATTTTAAAAGAAGTTAGGCAAGTACTTGATAAAGATTTTAGTGCTTGGTTAATAGATCAAGGGGCTGAATATATTAAAGAAAAAATGAATTATTTCTTTTTATCAGCATATGATAAATATTCTATTACTTTTTCTCAAGATAAAAATAGTATAGATTTTTATTATGTTGATAAAGAACAAGATTGTATAACTCCATGTAGTATGGCATCAGGAAGTGAAAAAGATTTATTAGCTCTTAGTTTTAGAGTCGCTTTATCCTCTCTTGATAGATTAAATTTTATGATATTAGATGAAATAGATTCTCAACTTTCAGAAGAAAAAGCAGTAAATATGTTTGAAATTCTTTTAGAACACTTACCAAATTATCAAATTTTTATTATTTCTCATTGTGAAGAAGTAAAAGAATTTTTAAAAAATACAAAAGGAAGTAAGAGTTTTTATGTAGATAAAGGAGAAATAAAATGATAGGTGAAAAAATAATTAGAATAGAAGAAGATTCATTTAATACCAATGATCGTACTTTTGAAGGATTTATTATTATAACTAACAAACAATCAATTAAATTAGGAATAAGTAATGGTCAAGGCTGTTATGAGGCTTGGGGATATTTTATTACAAATGATGATGTTGTTGAATTTCTCGATGCCGAAATAAATTCTATCACTATAGTAGATGACTGTTTAACTCAAGATAAATATCTTTCTGAAATTGGTAGAATTTATGAAGGTGGTGTTATGTTTGTTAATATTAATACAAATAAAGGGGTTTTACAGTTTACAGCTTATAATATTCATAATGGGTATTATGGACATCATGCAGTAGTAGTAATATCAGAACAGTTAAATATTGATACAATAATATAGAATTTAAAAAATTAAAAAGGAGAATAAAATGTCAATAATACTTAAAAAAGAACAATTAGCGTTTCTTGAAAAATATGCAATGTGTGTAGATTCTAAAATGGCAATAAATGAAAAATTCCAAATATCTTATAAAGATAATAAACTTATTTTTAGTCAAAGTTCCAATATGGGTTATTTAATTACAAGTATAGATTATTCATCAATAAATCAAAATAATATAGTATTTGATACAATAATGTTTGTATCTCTTATACGATCTATTCCAGATAATACAGAAATTACTATAACAGAAAAAGGAATAGAATTTCTTGGTAATTCTTATGATATAGTAAATACAGATATGGAATTAGGAAATGTAGATAAATTTTTAGATATTACAAAAGAAAATAATATAAATAAATTTATTCTTACTGATATTGATTGTTTTAACAAAATAAAGGATTATGCTTATGGAGATAAATTAGAAACTGTATCATATCAAAATAATTATTTTGTTACATCTAATAAATTATATGTAACTGCATTTTCTAAAACAAAAAATTTTATTCTTGGAAAAGATTTTTATTTTTCTCAAGAAACTTTTACTTTATTAACTGAATTTAAAATTAAAGAAATTGATATTTTTGTTAAAGATGATTTTTATTTTTTTAAACTCGAAGAGACATTTATATTTATACCAAAGAGAGATTATATTCTTCCTAATATGTTTCAAGAAAAAATTATGTGTAAATATAATCATCCATTTAGATTTTCAGTTAATAAAAAAGAAATAAAAGAAACTTTATTTAGAATGAAAATTGTTGCAAAAAATAATAAAGAAAGTAGAATTTATTTTGAACCTATTATAAATATACAAAATGTTCCTGTATTAACAATTAAAAATACAGATACGCAATTTGCACAAGAAGATATTTATCTAACCTATTTAGATCCTGAAATAAAAAAAACTATAATACCACTTTCTGTTAATTATTTAGCATCTATAGTCGATAAATGTGATGGAAATACTCTTACTTTCTATTGTACAAATGAAGAAGATAATTTTATGTCGATGAAGATAGAAGATGAAACACAAAATTATTTTTATATTTTAAATTTATTGGAGAAATGATGAAAAGAGAAAACAAGGAGGTAATATGAAAATAAATACATGGTTAGAAGATGAACAATTTATTTCTAAAATGGAGTTCAATGATAAGTATTATCTTGAAACTTTATGTTTTAAGATAGCAGCTTTTTTAAAAAATGTTCCAGTACCAGTATGTTCTACATATGATCGTTCACATAAATCTATTTATTTTTTAATTGGAGAGAATAAACATTTTTTACCTATTGATGTTAATATTTCATATTATGATTATATAACTCTTATCGATAAATGGACAAGACAGTTTTATCCTCAATATGAAGTAAAAATAAATACTGAAATAGAATGTACAGATATAGAAATTATGAAATTTGTACAAGAAGGCATAAATCTTAATGATGCGATTTTAATGAAAAAACCTCATTCTTATATTGAAATAGGAGTAATAGAAAAAATATTTATTAAGAAAGATGAATTTATTTTTACTAGAAATGGAATAAAAGAATTAAGAATGTCAGGACTTGGAATACAAACTCCATTACCTCTTTCTAAATTTATGGAAGGAATAAGAGAAATTTCAGATAATAATGAAAAAAAGGTATATATAGAAGAAAATAGTAAATTTATTATGAATCTTAGAACTGCCGAAAAAGAAATAATTATTAATTACTCGGGAAAACAAATGATAAATTTTATTAGAATTAATTTTGATAATAATAAATTTTATCCTTTAATAGCAATAGATGAATTTCAATATAGTTGGGGAATATTTCGTATTATTTTTGAAAGTAAAAATTTAAGAGATGATTGTATTGCACTTTATATGAAAAAATTAAATAAGGAAAAATAAATGTACTTATTGTCTTATAAAGATAATAATTTTCATATAGAACCTATCTTTGATAAATTTTGTGAAAAAGAAGAGTTTGATCAAGTAATATTATACTTGACTCAACTTTTTTTATTCTTTGATTTTAAAAGTAAGAAATATAAAATACCCACAGATAGAATAGATGAGATTATCTTATGGTTAGAAAAGGATAATCAAGAATACTCTATATCTGATGAATGTGCAGAACAACTTATTATTTTACAGCAGCAATATAATAAAAAAGAAGTTAAGTTTTTTAGAGATAGAAAATTTGATTCAAGTATTTTAAATGAGGGCGTTAAACTTTTAAATTATCAATTAGAATCTGTTAATTGGGAGCTACAAAGAAATGTATATCTAGATTGTCATGATGCTGGACTTGGAAAGACAATAATAAATATTTGTGTGTTTTCTACCTTATATAAATTAGGAATTATAGATAGTATTTTAATTATTGTTCCTATTGGAATGGGGTTTCATTGGAAATGTCAAATACTTGAATTTGTTAATTTATTTATAGAAGATGATATACAAATAATAGATAATGATTTAAAAATAAAACCATTTGAAAAATTTCAAAATAAAAAAATATTAATAATAAGACAAGACTTACTTGCTAATGTTATTGCATCATATAATAAATCTTATGATAATAAAAAATCATTAAAAAATTTAAAATGGAAGATAGCTGATTATGTTGATATAAAAAAAATATGGAATAAAAAAAATATTTTTTTATTAAGTGATGAAAATCATGGATTTAAGCACACAGAATCAATTAAAACTAAAGTTCTTTTTTCAATAAAAAAATACTTTGAATATAAAGCATTATTATCTGCAACACCTGCAATTAATGGTATAGAAGATTTATATAGTTCCTTATCATTTATTGATCGCAGTATAATACCAATGTCTGAAACTGCATTTAAATTATGGATATCTACGAGTATTGGTAACAAATGGGATAAATATGCTATAAATTCTTATAATACTACAAATGTTAGAAAGTTAATGGATTCATATAAACATATTTTTATTCAAAAAAGAAAAGAAGATTTATCAGAAATAAAAACAATAAAAATAATTAAAAAAATTGAATGTGAAATTACTAAAGAACAAAAAAGATTATATCAACTTGTGACTGAAAAAGAACTATATATTTTACAACAAGAATATGATAAAATAACATGGAAATTACTTTTATCAAAATTACATATTTTACTTGAAGTTTTTGATAATGCAGAACTTCTTAAAAAAAGACACTATGACGATATAGAAATAACAAATATTTTAAATAAATGGAAAATTGAAAATGATCCTAAATTTCAAATACTAAAAAGTAGAATAGAAGAAATAATAGAAGAACAAGATAAAAAATGTATCATATATGATACACATCCAGATACAATAAATTCTTTAGCAAATAAATTTTCTAAATATAACCCATTAATCGTACATGGTGGATTAAAAGTTAAAGATCGAGATAGTGATAGAAAAGAAAAAGAAGATTTATTTAATTTTGATAAAAAACATAAACTTATGATATTAAGTATGTATACAAGTTCTCAAGGAATAAATTTACAATATGGAGCAAGTAATATTATATTTAATACTTTAGCTTGGGATGCGACATTAATGGAGCAAGCACAAAATAGAACTGATAGAGCAATTTCTAAAGTTGATTCAATTATAGAATTATTATATTATCCTTATACATTAGATCAATTACGTTTAAAGAAAAATTTAAATAGAATAAATTTAAATAGTAGAATGAATGAAGAAATCACTGAAGCGGACTTACATAAATTATTAAATGGAGAAATATAGTATGAATTTTAAAGAAAAGTTTTTAAATGTAATTAAAAAAGAAAAAAAAGAAGAAGAAAAAGAAAATGAGATAATACTTCCTATGCTGGAAGATTTTATTGAAGAAATGAAACAAATATGTATAGATAAAGGATTAACGTTATATAAAATTGAAACTAAATATGGTGATTGGTATTCACAAGGATTACCTGATATAGACAGTAATTTTGTTTCTTTTATTAATCCTAAAAATAATAAATATGGAATGCTCACTCTTAAAGAAGTATTATACATTAAGGAAATATAATACTTATATAAAAAAATCAGAAAGCATAAAATATTTTGATAAATTAAATTAAAAATAATTTATTTTATTTTTTACTAATAAAATAAAATCTCATTATTTTTAATTTGGAAGATAGGAACTTTTTTAAATAAGAGTATTTCAAATAATAATATAATTTGATTAAAAAATTAAACAATACCAATGGAGGACTGACTATATGAAAAAATTTTCAATTTTTTCACTTATTTTGTTGTTTGCTTTAAATTTTATTGCTTGTTCATCTGATCAAAAAGAAGTAAATGTTAAAGAATCTGTAAAAAAAATTGAGTCTGCAAAAGTAGAATTAAAAGGTACATGTAAAGTTGATTGTGACAAAAAAAATAATACTTGTATAAAAGATGCTGCTAAAGATAAGAAAAAAATTAATGCTTGTACTAAAGCAAAAATAAAATGTACTGCAGATTGTGATGCAGTTAAAAAAACTGAATCTATAAAAAAAGCAGAGCTTACAAAAAAAAGTTGTTAAATAATTCTCAAAATTAATTGTAATATTAAAAAGTAAAATGAAATTTTTTAGAAGATTAGTTCTGATTAATAATCAGAACTTTTTTTAAAATTCTATATTTTTTTAAAAAAATATAAAAAATTTATGAAGTTTTTTAGAGTTATATTAATATTTCTATTAGATATTAATAAATTTGTTTGGAAGGTATGATAGTTTAAATATGAAAAATAGATGATGTTAAATTATATAGTTGTTGAAGATATTAATGAATTAAAATTCAATATTTCTTTTGCTAAAATAATAGTAGCTAAAGATTATTTATTTAATTTTGAAAGAAATAAAAATGAAAAAATAATAATTTTTAATTTTTGTAAGAGTTATACGTATCAATCTATAGGATATTATGTATCATTAATTGCTTTAGCAAGAAATCATATTGTTTATCCAAGTATAGATAATATATTAAAAATAAATAAAAATAAAAATAAAAATAAAAGAAAAAGTAACTCTTTTAATTTAGCAATTCTTTTAAATAAAGAAGAAAAAATACCTCCTTCAGATAATACTGCAATTGAAAAATTTGTAGAACAAGGAAGAAGTATTGGATTTAACGTAGAAATAATTTCAAAAGCTGATATAAATAGATTAAATAAATTTGATGCTTTATTTATTAGAGAAACAACAAGTATAGAAGATCATACTTTTAAAATTGCAAAACTTGCATATAATAATAATATAATTGTAATTGATGACCCTAAATCAATTGTTAGATGTACAAATAAAGTATATTTGACTGAATTATTAAAATACCACAATATACAACAACCTAAAACAATAATAATAAGTAAATATAATATTGATAATGTATTAAATCTTTTTAATTTTCCTTTTGTATTAAAATTACCCGATAGTTCTTTTTGTCAAGGAGTAATAAAAATAAATAATAAAGAACAATATTATGAAAATATATTTTTATTTTTACAAAAATCTGATCTTATAATCGCGCAAGAATTTATTAAAACTAATTATGATTGGAGAATAGGAATATTAAATAATAAAGTTATTTATGCATGTAAATATTTTATGGTAAAAAATCATTGGCAAATTGTAAATTGGGATTCTTTAAAAAAAGTAGAGGGTGAAGTTAAAACATTTAAAATAAAAAATGTTCCATTAGAAATAATAAATACTGCGTTAAAAACAACTAAACATATTGGTAATGGATTTTATGGTGTTGATTTAAAAGTTAAAAATAATATTTGTTATATAATAGAAGTAAATGATAATCCAAGTATAGAATCTGAAAGTGAAGATTTAGTATTAGGAAATAAATTATATAAAATAATAATGGAATATTTTTTAGAACAATTACTTATTTCAAGAAAATGTTAAATTTACTAATATAAAAAATATTCATAGGAAATTTAATTTTGTCCTTAGAAAAATTTAAAGATAAAAATATTGCTTTATTCAGTCACTCCGATTTAGATGGGATTGGAAGTATAATAATTTATAAATATTATATTGAACCAATTGCTAAAAGTTCTTTAATAATGAGTTGTGATTATAGTGATATTGAACAATTTGAAATAGATAAATTAAATAAATTCAATTTAATAATTTTTACAGATATCACACCAACTAAAGAATTATATGAAATATTAATTAAAATGAATAAAGAAGTATATATTTTTGATCATCATCAAAGTGCATATACTACATTATTAAATGTAATAAAAGAAGAAGATTATTTTTATTCTACTGAAAAATGTGGAACTAAAATATTTTTTGATGAATTGACAAAAGGAAAAAGAACTTCAAAATGTATTCATCAGTTCGTAGAATTATGTAATACTTATGATTTATGGCAAGAAAATTCGGCTTTATGGAAAGATGGAAAAGCTTTACATAATATATTATGGGGAAGTATAAACTGGTATGCAACAAATATTTTAGATAAATATGATAAATTTATTCAAAATCAACTTGAAAAATTTAAAAAAGGTAAAAATTTTTATTTAACATTATATGAAATAAAATTAGCTTCAGTAGCAGAAGATAAAGAAAAAGAACTCTATATAAAAGCAAAAAATAATATTTCTTTACGAAAAGATAATGAAGGTAATAATTATGCATATTTTGAAGTATCTTCTAAACTAAGTATTATTGCAAATAGATTATTGAAGGATTTTTCAGAATTAAAATACATTGCTGGGCATAGTACTTATAATGATAAAGAAGGTATATTTGAACCTTCTATTTCATTGAGATCTTTAGGAGAAACTGATGTGAGTATTATAACTACTTTATATGGTGGTGGTGGACATCATAATTCTGCTGGTATGTTATTAGAAGATTATAATTTATTTTTACAGTTTAGAGAGGGGAAAAAACATCTTATATAAAAATAGTTTAATTTTTTAAATCTTTTTTATATACTATAAATATAAGAATTAAATAAAAGTTAAAAAGGAGAAAAAGTTTATGTCAATGTTTACATTAAAAATGAATGAATATATTTCTGAAATTAAAAAAGAATTAAAAAAACTATTAATATAGATAAGAAAAATTAAAATAATTGGATTAAATAAATAAATGAGTGATGAACGATTTTTAGGTCAAATTATAAATTATACTCCAGATAAAGATATTATTACAATTAAGACAAATTTTATGACAGAAGAAAAAAAAGAAATACTATTTGATCTTTTTAAAAGTAATAAAGTATTTTCTTTTGTTTTTAAAAAAGCATATAAAGAATCAAAAACCTCAAAACAAATAAGAACTTATTTTATGCTTCTTAACCAAATATTAAATAAACTAAACATTCCTCTTGATAAATATGCAATTAATGCATTAGATACTTATATTATGGAAAATTTATGGCCTTGTCAAATGCTAACTATTTTTGGACAAGAAATACCATGTGTACCCTCAAAAGCAGATCTAGATATTGAAGAATTTTCTATTTTAATACAAACAATATTAGATACTTATTCAGAATTAAATCTTATTATAGAACCTTATTGATGGTACTAATAATTAAAGTTAAGGTTTTTATTTATGAAAGATGATATTGATGATATTTCTAGTATCGAAGATAGTGATACAAAAGAAATCATAATTCGAATTCCTATAATAGAAAGTAAAAATAATTATATTATAAATCTTGATTCTGATATCGATATGCCTTCTACATATAGAAAAGTTTTTGAAATATTGAGAATTGCAAAAAAAGAAGAAATTATATATTTTAATATAAATAGTTTAGGCGGGGATATTGATACTGCAATTCAATTTTTTGAAAGTATAATGAATACTAAAGCAAAAACAATTGCAAATATATATGTTGCTTGTAGTGCTGCAGTTATAATTGCATTATGTTGCGATGAAATAAATATTTCTAAATTTGGTTATATAATGTTACATAATATGTCTTCAAGTTTAGAAGGAAAAGTTAGTGATATGCAATCTTACACTGATTTTATCATTAAACAAGATAAAAAAATTGCTGATTTTTTATATCAGGGATTTTTAACTCCACTAGAAATAAAAGAAGTATCGAAAGGAAAAGAATTTTGGTTAGATCAACAAAATATAAATATAAGACTTAAAAATTTTAAATCAATAAAACAACGAAATTTAAAAGAGAGCAATAAATAACATGACATTACAATATAAAAATGAAGATGGAGAAATTTATGCATATGAATCTGAAGAAACTTTAAAACTTAAAAAAGAATTACGATATAATATAAATTTAGAAAAAAGTGGAATTCCAGAATTTTATTGGAATATTAATTTTGAAAATTATAAAGGAGATAAAGCAAATAAAGAATATTTATATATAGAATATTATGCAAATAATTGTCATAAAAAAGAATTTAATCATATACATTTATTTTTATATGGAAATCATTCAACACAAAAAAGTGCTTTAATGTATAATATCTGTAAACAAGCAATAAAAAATGAAATGAAAGTTAAAACAATATTAGCTGGTACTTTAATAGATAAGCTTATGAAACTTCAAGGATTTAATTTTATACAAGAAATATATGATGATATTCAAGAATTAAAAAATTGTGATTTATTAGCAATTGATGATATTTTTGATATAGAAAAATCTCTTATGTGGGGAAGTAATAATAAAACAATGATCATTTCAGAATGGGATCAATTTCTTCGTGAAGTACTAGCATCAAAAACAAAAATAATAACAACTTCAAACTATGATAAAAATAATATAAGACAACATTTTGGTAAGTCTATTTCTGAACTTATAGATCGTAACTTTTTTTCTGTACAATTAACGGAATCTATAAAAGAACTTAGACAATATAATGTAAGTAAAATATTTGATAATATTAATATTAAAGATAAAAATGAATAAATTGGAATATAGTTTTAAAAAATCAGAAATTTTATCCTCTGAACTTAGAAAACAAATAGAATTATTAGGGGTTCATAATACTAGCGCTATTACTATTTCATTTATTCTTTATAAATTAGGTGAAATATATGCAGAATTAGAAATTATTAAAAAGAATTTATTAAGTATCAAAAGATAGTATAATTACAGCTAAAAGAGGTCTTCTATGATTAACCCAGTAATAAAAATTTTATATCCTTTTTCAGGTACTTGGTTAGATTATCCTGATAATGATAGTTATAGTGCATATCTTAGTTGTATTGGATGTAATCACTATTGTAAAGGATGTCATAATACTATATTACATGATTATAATTTAATTCCTGAAAATTTAAATCTTACTATTAAAACATTCACAGTAAAACAGTTATATGCTGAATTATATACTTTTTGTTATAAAAATAATACAAATAAACTTGTATTAGGAGGAGCAGATTTCTTATATGAAAAAAATGCAGCATTTACAAAATTATTTATAAGAAGTTATGGTAATTTATTTGATATTTGTCTTTATACTGGAGATTCCATTGAACAAGTAAAAAGAAAAAATATACTTGGTTTTACATATCTTAAAACTGGAGAATATCAAGAAGAATTAAAACAAGAACCAATGAAAACTGAACATTATTTTCAACTTGCTTCTACAAATCAAAAAATATATAATTCTATTTTTAATCTTTGTACTCGTGATGGTAGGATGTATTTTTAAAGTTTAAGATGTATAAATAATTTCTACTATTATAGATAAATTAAACAAAATAAGGAAGTTCCTTTATGTTTGAAAAATCATCAATAAATCAAGCAATAAATTCAGTGTATAAATCTTTACAAAATCAACTTATAAAAACATATGGTATTGAAGTAGAAGAAAGTGAGGTAATTACAGATCAAATTCTTAAAATACACGGGATGAGAAAAGAAGATTTTTCTGTTATAGATAAAATAGAAAAATTAGTAATAGGTAAATTGAATGATGAAAGTTGGGATGATAATAGTAATAAAGGAACAAAAACAATAAAAGGAATTATGAAAGAATCTATGACTCCTTTTGAAAAAATAACAGGATATAGATTTCTTTATCGTAAAATGGCTGAAATATATGGTAAGAAAGAAGCAAAACATTTAACATCTTTGATGTATGATTATACTTTAGCTTTATCAGATAGTACAAATATTATGGTTCCTTATTGTTGGGCTTTTGATGCAAGTAAATTAGTTACTATGGGTAAAAACTTTGGTCAACTTCCTTCTAGTCCTGTTAAAAGATTAGATTCATATACTTCTCTTCTTAATGAAATTATTCATCAAATGTCAAACGCGCTTGCTGGTGCAATTGCAGTAGGAACTTTTTTTCTTGATATTGCGCATCTACTTTTATTAAAAGAAAATAAAAAAATAGAAGATTTACAAGATCCCATTTATAGAAAATATATAAAAAATCAATATCAAAAAGTAATACATGGCTTTAATTCTTTAAGTAGAAGTGGAGGAGTTGAATGCCCATTTACAAATATATCTTTATTTGATAGAGAAAAACTTAATAAACTTGTTAAAGAAGAATATAATTGGTATTATATGCAAGAAGATGGATATTATCCATATGATTTAGATACAGTGATAGATTTTATTTTAGAATTACAAAATATTTTTATGGAATTTTTCGATAAAGGGGATCCAATGAATGATGGAATTCCTTATCGTTTTCCAATCGCGACTTTAAATATATCTAAGAAAAGAGATAAAGAAGGAAAATGGGTTATAGAAGATAAATCATTTCTTAAATCTGTTTGTAAAAAAGATATTTATAGATATAATGTTTTTGTAAGTGAAGGAAATAAAATTGCATCTTGTTGCCGCCTAATTAATTCTATAGAAATGATAGAATTAGCTGCTCAAGCAAATAGTTTTGGTGCAGGTGGATCTATATCTCTTGGTAGTCATAGAGTACTAACATTAAATTTTGCTAGATTTGCATTAATGAGTAAAACATATGAAGAATTTTTTGAATTAATAAAAGTACATACAAATAATGCTAAAAAAATATTATATTCTCATAAACAACTATTAGAAGATTCTAAACATTCTCAATTATTTCTTCAAATTGGTTGGATTCGGTTAGAAAGAATGTTTTCTACTCTTGGAATATTAGGATATGTAGAAGCAGAGGAAATTTTAAAAAATAAATTTAAACAATTAAAAAATATAGATATATTAAAAGAATTTCTTGATTATTTTAATAATGAGGTAAATTCAAATAATGAAAATTTTATTGGATGTACTTTTAATATTGAACAAGTACCTGGAGAATCTATGTCTCATAGATTACCAAGAATAGATAAATTGTTATTTGGTGAAAAAAATATTCCTTACAATATTTACTCTAATCAATTTGTGCCACTAACTGATCAAAAGCATACAATATGGGAAAAAATGGAAATAGATGGTAAATATCTTAATAGTTTAACTGGTGGAGGTATATCACATATAAATACAGGGGAACACATTACATCTAAACAAGCTGAAAAACTTATTAATTATGCAATAGAATGTAATTTAGAACATTTTGCAATAACTGGAACTTTTTGTCAGTGTGTTGATGGACATGTAATTATAGGTAATAGAGAGACTTGTGCTAAATGTGGTAAATTAATTAAAAAGAAAATTGCTAGAGTAGTAGGTTTTTTCGTAGATGTAAGTGATATGTCAACATTTAAACAAATTTATGATCATACAATAAGAAGAGAATTTAGTAATGGAGATTTTGATCGTGAAATTGTGAATTAATAGAAAAGAGGAATTATGGATATAATAAAATTAAATAATAGTATCGCAACAAGAAATCAATTTGTATTTGATTCAAAAAATCTCCTTTTAAAAGAAGTAAAAACTGCATTCGAATTTAATGATATACAAGCTAAAAAAAGTATAGGATCTATCTGTAAATTAATTACATTTGGGTTAGAAGCAATATCCAAAAATTTAATTGAAGATAGTGTTATTGCTTTTCTTAGTAAGTGTAAAAATAATCATTGGATAAAACCAGAAGATAGTTATCTTTTAGAATCATTTGGTTTTTATGATGGAGTTTTTCAAATATTATTTGCTAAAAAATTTGGAATAGATGTAATTGGATCTAATAATTATGAAGAATTTATTACTTGGTCATTAACACAAACAGAATTTATTGGGACATTACGAATAATAAATGCTAAAAAAACTGGTAGACATTCTTTAATTGTATATAAAATAAATGGGATAATGTTCATAAGTGATACTTCTAATAGAGGTATTGGAGTTTTATTTGAAGATTATATAAATATAAATAATTTTATTTATTTTACTTCATTATGTATATAATATAATTTTTTTAAAAGTTTTATTTTAAAAATTTTTTTATATAATATAAAAAAAACAAGGAGAAAAGATTATGGATATTTTAGAAAAATCCATTGAACAGATAGGAAAAGAATTAATTGAAATTAAAAAAATAATAGAAGAATTAGAATTGCAATTTAAAGAAGGAGAACAAGAACTCATAAATCGTAAATTATCTAAAACTCTTTATTATCCTGAATTAGATAGTAAAATTTTTTTAACTAGAGGTGAAAGTTCTTTAGAATATAATGTAATGGAAATTTATATTGATATGCTTAGAGAAGGTATTAAAGATCTTTTTCCAAAAATAGTAAAAACAAATAAATCTCAAATTGATGATATTTCAGATAAAAATATTCAAAATCTTATTCATTTAATATTTTTAAAGAATACTAGAGTAATACCAGGTATACCTTTAATAAATATTAACAAAATGACCTTTAAAGAAAAAAAAGAAATAGAAGTACTTTAAAAGATAAATGATATTTTATAAGAATTTTATTTTTTGATTAATTTAAATAATAAGAAAGATTTGAAAGCTATGATTTAGGAGAAGTAAAATGATTCTTGAATTAAAAGTAAAATATCATGTATTAGATTTAATTAAAATAGAAAAAATAGAGAAAGGAGATTGGATAGATTTAAGAAGTGCTTATGATTATCATATAGAACAAGGTGATTTTAGACTTATTGATTTAGGTGTATCTGTTAAAGTTCCTCCTGGATATGAAATGCATATATTACCAAGATCTTCTACTTTTAAAATTTGGGGAATTTTACAAATAAATTCTATGGGAATTTTAGATGAATCGTTTTGTGGAGAATCTGATATTGTAAAAATGCCAATATATGCAACAAGAGAATCTTATATAAAAAAGAATGATAGAGTTTGTCAATTTCGAGTAGTAGAAAAAATGCCTCAAATACTTATTACAGAAGTAGAACATATGACAGATAATCCAAGAGGTGGTTTTGGGTCAACAGGTACAAAATAATGGAAAATATAAATATTAATTCAATGTCAGATAAACAATATAGTAAATGGTATTGGTCTAATTTTTCAGAATTATGTAAAAAATGTAAAGAAAGATGTAAACAATCTCATTTAGTTGTACAAATAGTTTGTCCAAAATTTAATAAAATAAAGGAATAAAGTATGCAAGAATATAAAATAATAAAAACTATATTTATGAACTATTTTGAAGAAGAATATATTTTTTATAATAAAAAAGATAATAGCTTCCAAATACCTATGGGAATAATAGCAGAATTTGATAATAAATGGCATATTTCATTTGATCTTGCTTATATCTCTGATCCTAGAGACATGATTCTATTTTCAACTATTATTATAGAATTAGCAAATCATCAAATTATGTGTGTAATGGATAGTTCTTTTTATACTATTTTTGATGAGACTGGGGTATGCATAGATATATTATGGGAAACTACAATAATAGAAAAAATGTTTGATACTAAAAAAAGCTATGAAGATATTAGAGATATTCTTATGAAAGAGATATTGAATAAAAATTTAACAGAGAACAAAGAAACACCAATAATTTCAAATTTAAATTAAAGAGAGCTTATGTCAACAGAAAAAAAATATACTACTCAAGAAAAAATAGATAGACTTATGTTTAATTTTGGAGAATTCCTTAAAGAGAAAAATAAACGTTATGGAGATTCTGCAATAAGTCCTATGCAATTATTTTCTAAATTAGATGCAAGTAATTCAATATGTATAAGAATAGACGATAAGCTAAATAGAATAAAAAATAGTAATGAAGGATTACGTAAATCGGATGTTTGTGATTTATTTGGCTATTTATCATTACTAATGATTGAAAAAGATTGGCTTACTTTTGAGGAGGAAATAGATTGAGTTTTTTACAAAGAAAACAAATTATATCTAGACTATTCCAATATATGGGTAATAAACTTATTCATTTAGATATGATAAATGATCTTGTAAAAAAATCAAATAAAAATATTTATGTTGAACCTTTTTTAGGTTCTGCACAAATATTATTAAATTTACAAAAACAATTTAATAGTTATTATGTTTCAGAAATAGATATTAATTTATTAAATATTTATGAACATCTATTCTTAATAGATGAAGGTGAGTTTACTACTTACGTAAATAATCTTCAATATAATGTTTCAACTTATAATGGATATTATAATTTTAGAGATTATTTTAATAATATTTTATGGAAAAAGCAGACTAAAGAAGAAGCATTTGGTTTAATAATTTTAGTAAATAGTTGTATAAATACTATGTATAGATTTGGACCTAATGGATTTAATCAAAGTTTTGGGAACAGGTTTATTAGTAATTATACATGTAGAGATTTTGAATATTCTTTAAAAAACTTTAAACTCATTAAAGATAAATTATTTATATCAAATAATGCTTTTAATATTATAAATTTAAAAAATAGTTTATATATTTTAGATCCCCCCTATCAAATAAATAAAATGGTTAATTCTAATGGATGGAGTATACAGGATTTGGAAGAAATGTTTAAACAATTAGATTTTATTTCCAATGATATTATTTATTTTGATATAGAGAATGAAATAGGTAATAAATATTTTAAAAATAAAATCTATTTGAATAAATTAAAAAATATAAGTCCTAATAGAAAAAGAGAAACCGTATTAAATGAAATTTGCTATTATAAAATAGGAGAAATAGATTGAGAATTATAGAAGACTGTATTTCGTGTGGGATGTGTGTAGAAGAATGTCCTTTTGAAGCTATTCAAATAGATCATTTAAATATAATTAAGAAAGGATATTTACAAAGTACTATAGATCAAACTAAATGTAAAAATTGTAAAACTTGTATTATAAATTTTGAATGTCCAGCGAATGCAATAAAAGAAAATTAAAAGTTTAATTTTTTATAAAAATTTTATATATATAAAAATATATTAAAAAGGTGGTAATTTTGAATAATAATGAAGATTCTTCAAGATATGAAATAATAAATAGTTTAAAATTTTATTTTATGCTGAGTACTTACCTTATTTCAAAAGAATATACTGAATATGAATCAACTAAGAGTTTAAAAGAATTTATACAAGAAGGTGTAGGAATTTGGCATAGTATTGGTAATAAAACACTTAGTGGATATTATTCTCAAACTTATAAGTCTCTACCTGCTGAATTTTTATCATTTATGAAAATTTCTTCTAAAGGGGATTCTGATCAAATAAGATTTTTAATAAAATAAAGAATTAATAATAAGGAGAATATAGTTAATGAAATTTTCGAAAATTAGAGAGGTAAAAAGTCCAATTAGATCAACTCCAAAATCTGCTGGAATAGATTTTTTTATTCCTGTATTTGATTCACAATTTTTATTAGATTTTAAATTAAAAAATTCAAATATTCAAATAAATAATACAGCAATTATCCTAAATCCAAATGAAAGATGTTTAATTCCATCAGGTATTCATGCAAATATACCAGATGGATTTATGTTAAACGCATTTAATAAATCTGGAATAAGTTCAAGAAGAGGTTTAATAAAAGCAGCAGAAACTATAGATGAAGATTATTTAGGTGAAATACATATTTCTCTTATTAATTCTTCTAATGAAATAGTGGTTATAGAACAAAATGAAAAAATAATTCAATTTATACTAATTCCTATTTCTTATCTTTTACCATATGAAGTAGAATTTTCAGAACTTTATATAGATAAAGAATCTTCAAGAGGAAGTGGTGGTTTTGGAAGTACGGGAATAAAATAGAAAATAAAAATGGAGTTAATATATGTATGATATTTGTGTAATAGGATGTGGAAGAGTTGGTCTTCCATTGGCATTATCTTTACGAGAAAAAAAGTTAAATGTTTGTGGTGTAGATATTAATGATGAAATGATAGAGGGTATTAAAAATAATAAAATGCCATTTTATGAACCAGGATATGATGAATTAGTTAAAGAAACTTTTACAATTTATAATTCAAAATATGAAAATTACCCTGATGCAAAAGCATATATACTAACTGTTGGAACTCCACTAGGAGAACATATTGAAACAGATTTATCTCAAGTAACATTCGTAATTAATGATTTAATTTCTAAAATAGATATTAAAAATAAATTAATTATTCTTAGATCAACAGTTGCACCTAATACAACTGAGTATATCAAAAATATTATTGAAAATAAAACAAACTATATTCTTGGTAAAGATTTTTATTTAGCAATGTGTCCTGAAAGAATAGTTGAAGGCGAAGCATATAAAGAATTATTAGAATTACCTCAAGTTATTGGAGTAAAAGATGATATTAGTTTTGATCTTGCAAAAAATATTTTTTCTATTTTAGGAATTCAAATCTTTAAATCAACTTTTATTGAAGCTGAATTAAGTAAATTATTTACAAATATTTATCGTTACATAAATATGGCAATTCCTAATTATTTTTCATATATGTCACAATCATTTGGAGTTGATATATATAAATTATTTTCTTTAATGAATCCTGGATATGATAGAAATAAAGGATTATTGACTCCTGGTTTTGCAAAAGGCACATGTTTAACGAAAGATTGGGGAATGATTAATGAAAATTTTCCACAAACAGATTTAATATTACAAGCTTACAAAATTAATGAATTTACACCAAAATTTTATGTTGATTTAATTCAAAATGATATTAAAAATAAAACTATTGGAATTTTTGGATTTACATTTAAAAGTAATACTGATGATACTAGAGATAATTTAACACCTAAATTAATTAGATATTTAGAACGTAATTTACCAGAACAAATTAAAATAAATGAACCTAATCTTCCGTTAGGAGAATATAATGATAAATATAATAATATGATTTTTATAAATTATTCAATAGAAGAAGTTAAACAATGTGATATTATTATTATAGCAATAAATCATAAAGAATATCTTACTTTTACTAAAGAAGAATTTAATGATAAAATAGTAATTGATGGATGGAATATATTAAAAGAAAATTTATATAATAATTGGAGAAATTAATGGCTAAAATATTTTGGACTGGTGATCGAGGTTTTATTGCAGGATATTCAATACAAAAATTATTAAATGAAGGTCATATTGTTTATGGAGTAGATAATGATTGGAAATATGGTCCATTAGAAAAAAGTTTTGATAAACATCCAAATTATTTTCATTTTTATGGTGATGCAAAAAATAAAGATATTTTAGAAAATATAATTTTTTCTAATAAAATAGATTATATTGTGCATGGAGCTGCGTGGATTGGTGGTATAAGTTTCTTTCATGAATTGGCTTATGATTTACTTGCTGAAAATGAAAGACTTACCGCATCTATTTTTGATATTGCAATTAAAGCGCATAAAGAAGGATTTCTTAAAAAAATAATTGCAATATCTTCAAGTATGGTTTTTGAATCAACAGAAACTTTTCCTTCAAAAGAAGGAGATCAATTGATTTGCCCACCTCCATTATCAACATATGGATTTCAAAAACTTGCAATTGAATATTTTGTTAAAGGTGCATATGAACAATATAAACTTCCATATACTATTGTAAGACCATTTAATGCAGCTGGAATTGGGGAACAAGCAGCTATGACAGAAACAGTAGTTATGTCTGGTAATATTAAATTAGCTCTTAGCCATGTAATACCTGATCTTATACAAAAAATAATTAAAGGTCAAAACCCGCTTCATATTCTTGGAAAAGGAAATCAAATACGCCATTATACATATGCAGGAGATTTAGCAGAAGGGATTTATCAAGCCATTTTTAATGAAAATGCATTAAATACTGATTTTAATTTAAGTACCCCTGAAAGTTATACTGTATTAGAACTTGCAAAAATTATTTGGGATAGATTAAATTCTAATGTAGAGTTTAATTATATTTCAGATAACCCGTATGAATATGATGTACAATGCCGAATTCCTTCTATTGATAAAGCAGAAAAGTTATTAGGATTTAAAGCAGAAACTTCATTAAATAAAGCATTAGATGAAATTATACCATGGGTAATTGAAATGGTAAATTTAGAAAAAATATGACTATTGTTGATATGTCATCATTAAGACAACAATTATCTAAAATAGATCTTGATCCTGGATATATAAGTAAATTATTTAAAGATCAATCTGTTAGAGAATTTATTATTAAAAATAATATTGAATCAATTATTGATGTGGGTTGTGATACAGCATATATTAATAAATTATTAATTGAATCAAATAAAATTATTTCTTATTTTGGTATTGATTATAGAGATTCAATTATATATGATAATCTTTGTAGTAATGGAATTTTTTATAAAACAGAAAATGTATTTTTAACTATTCAAGAAATTATTTTAAAAAATAAAATTGATTGTTTATTATTATTAGATGTAATTGAACATTTTAATTCAAAAGAAAAAGGAATAGAAATTTTTAATAAAATTTGTAATTTACCTTTTAAATATTTAATTATAAGTACACCAAATCAAATATCAAATATTGTAAATTGGCCAAAATATCATAATTATGAATATACTTATAAAGAACTTGAAGATTGTTTTAATCAAAGTGGACTCAAAATATTAGATGTACATGGATGGAGTATGTCAAATGATAATTATTTAAATAATTGTGCAATAGAAGAGTTTACTATTTTACCAATTGAAATTCAACGAGTTTTATTTGCTTGGAATAATTATAAATTAAGTAGAGATGTGATTTATTTTTTAGAAAAAATATAAGGAAAAATTTAATGTTGATTCAATTTATTGGTCCTGATAGAACAGCAAAAACAACAATTGCTCAAATAATATCTAAGTTATTAAATATTTCATATTATAGAAATAATAATACAAAAGAATATTTTAAAAATAATGAAATTGATCTTTCAGTAGAATATGAAAGTAGATTTTTTATAGATTATTTAAAACAAGTTCCAACTAATTTAATTATGGATCGTGGAATTGCTTGTCATTTTTCATATTCCTTAGCATTAGATAGACAATTTAATGAAAATTTTATATGGCAAATAGATGAAGAGTTTTCTAAGTTGAAATTAAAACTTATTTATTGTTTTAAAAAAGAATATAAAATATATATTGATGATGTTATTAATCAAAATAAAATAAAATTAATAAAACAATATTATATTGAATTTCTTAAAAAAACAAAATGTGAATATCTTATATTAGATACTACAGATGAAAATTTAGAAAATCAAATATTAAAAATAAAAGAATTCATAGGAGAATAAATGCTATTTGTACAACCTGGAATATATTGTATTGAAAATAAAATAAATAACAAAAAATATATTGGAAGTTCTAAATATGTTCAGTCAAGGTTAAAAGATCATATGCAATTATTTTTAAAAAATGAGGCCATAAATAAACATTTAAGATTTTCATTATTAAAATACGGCAAAGAAAATTTTAATTTTTATATTATCGAATTACTATCAGAATATAATGAAGATACTCTTAGACAAAAGGAAAAATATTATATAGACTTTTATAAAACAAAAAATAGTGAATTTGGGTATAATAAACAGGATCCAGATAATACAGATTGTCCTGGAAGAAGTAAAATTCAATTTTCTCAATCACAAACTATATCTATTTTAAATATGTATAATGACAAAATATCTTTAAAAAATATAGGAAAAATATTTAATGTTAGTGGTGCGGTTATTGAAAGAATATTAAAAGAAAATAATGTGCATAAAAGAAATTTACAAGAAGCTAGTGGTAAATTTTTTACAGATGAGCAAGAAAAAGAAATAATTTTTTCATATTTAAATTTAAAAGAATCACCTTATACAATAGGAAAAAGATATAATGTCTATGGTGGGCCTATTAGCAAAATACTTAGAAAACATAAAATTAAATTAAGAAATAGAAGTGAAGCGCATTTAAAAAATATAATAGGAGATAATAAATGAATATTTTATATATTTTGCAACAAAGTATTTATAATAATGAAAATAAATGGATTAGCGCTGATAGTAACATTAATATGCTAGTTGGGATTTTAACTGAAATTGTTGAAAAGATAAATTGGACAGTTTATATTCTTATTGCACCACTTAAAGATTTTGCTGACATAAAATCTTATGATAATATCTTTAAACACAAAAATGTTATTTTTATTCCCTATACTTATCCTATTGATGCATTTACAATACGACAACATTTTAATATTATTGAATTTGATTCTATTTTTAAAGAACTTCCAAAGATTGATATTGTATGGAATAATATTATAGAACTTTCTAGAAATATAAAAACATATTTATTTCAAAAATCAAAAGAAACAAAGTTAATTTCTTGTTGTTATTGGATGGATACTCCTGAAATTAATGAAGCAAAAGTGGCTACTGAAATAAGTTATCAATATAGACAATTTGATGGATATGAATGTTCTGATCTTTGTATTTTTACTTGTAAATCAACAAAAGAAGCTTTTTTTAATAATGCTAAATTAGTTTTTAAATCAAATAAAATAAATCAAATTAAAAAGAAAAGTTTTATTTGGGATTTTGGATTTTCTAAAAAAGAGGCTGATACTTATAAATTAGAAGAAAAATTTGAAAAGAAAACTATATTATTTCTCAATAGATTAAGTGGTATAAACTATACTCATCACATAGAATTTATTGAAGCAGTAAATAAACTTTATGAAAAAAGAAAAGATTTTCAAGTTATATTTACAAATCCATCTGGAAAATATTCCATAGATGAATTAAAAGAATTAGTTAAACCTCTCTATATTTATAAAGAAGGATCTCTTAATAGACAAGAATACTTTGAATTATTATGGAAAGCAGATATTAGCTTTCATGGATTTATTCTTGAGAGAATGGGGGGGTGTAGTCAAGTGGAGTCTCTTTATTGTAATAATATTACTATAATGCCTATGGTTTTTGAATATGCTAGAAGAGGTGGTAAAAAGTATCCTTATTATATCGATCATGATGGTGATTCACCTATAGTTGATAGCATAGTACAAAAATTAAATTATGCACTAGATTCTTTAGATTATATTAATACAAATGAATTTAAAGAAATTAAAATTAGAAATAATCAAGGAGCTTTTGAAGAAATTTCAAATAATGTAATTAAAGATATTGAAGGATTATTAAAATGACTAATGAACAAATATTGTTACCGAGTTTTAAAAAATTATATAGTGATATACAAAATAAAAAGTTTGTAATAGATAAAACTGGTATTAAAGTTGTTGAAATTATTGGATGTAAAATAGAAGGATTAAATCCAGTACAATCAATTTTAAATTTTAATGAAATTAAAAAAACTTCTATTCAATATGTAGAAAAAGAATTAAATTGGTATCTTTCAGAATCATTATCTATTATTGATTATGTTGATGATATTAAAATATGGAACGATGTTTGTACTAAAGATGAAAAAAAAGAAATAAATTCTAATTATGGTTATTTAATTTTTTCTGAAGAGAATTATAATCAATTTAATAATTGTAAACAAGAATTAATATTTAATCCTCTATCAAGAAGAGCATTAATGTTATATACAAGACCATCTATGCATATAGATTATAATAGAAATGGAATGTCAGATTTTGTATGTACCAATAGTGTTCAATGTTTTATTAGAAATAATTCATTGATATATTTTGTAGATCAAAGAAGTTGCGATGGAATTTATGGCTTTTTTAATGATTTTTATTGGCATTGTTATGTTTATAATAAATTATATTTAGAATTAAAAGAAATATATCCAACTTTACAAATGGGAATTATTAATTTCTTTTTTGGATCTTTTCATATATATGATAGACATTTTGATTTATTACAAAAAATAGTTGAGAGTTATAATGAATAAGGAACGAATAAAACAATATGATCAATTATATATGTCTATTGCAGTTAATACATCTCAGATGTCTTATGCAACTCGTAATAAGGTTGGATGCGTTATTGTTAAAGATCATAATATTATAGCATATGGATATAATGGTATGCCCATGGGAATGGACAATGAATGTGAATATATTAATGAACTGGGAGAATTAGTTACTAGAAAAGAAGTAATGCATTCAGAACTTAATGCCATACATAAAGCAGTAAAACAGGGTATTTCTCCTAATGGATCAACAATCTATATAACATTATCTCCATGTTTTAATTGTAGTTTACAAATTCTATCTGCTGGTATTAAAAAAGTTTTTTATAGAGAAGAATATAGAGATTCTTCTGGAATAGATTTTTTAAAAAATAGAGGGATTGAAGTAGAAAAAATTTAAATTTTTATAATTAGTTTATATATTATCAAAATAAGGAAAAAATAAATGGAAGATTTTTTACAAAAAAAGAAAATACAAAAATGTAGTTGTGCTGCAAATAAAAGTACTATTTATACAAATACATATAATGAACATTATGGAAATTCAATAAATCAAGAAAATATAGATGTTTTAATATTGCTTGAATTTAAAGAAACATTTGATAAATTAAATCCTTTTTTAAAATTATGTGAAAATTATTTTAAAAATATAAAATATGCTATTATTCCAGCTCTTGGATGTACTCCTATTGGGTTTTCTTCACAAGATACAATAAATACTTACGTAAAATGTAAAGAATATAATATAAAAAAAATAATAGAAAAATATAATCCAAAATGTATTATAACTACAGGTAGAGCATTATATTCTATTACAGAAAGTAAAGGATTACGAGCTGAACATTTTTTTATTCCAGTTAATAATTCATTACAAGAATATCAAAAAGATGATTGTTGGTTATATTCTCAAGAATTTAATTGTAAAATATTTCCAATTCCTGCTTTATATCAATGGATAAGTGACACTATAAAAGATGTCTATGAATATAAATTTATTACTCAACAATTTAAATTTATTTTATCTTCTATAGTAGAAAATAAAAGAAGAATTTCAAAATATAATTTATTTTTAGAAAAAAATCCAAATTCTTTTCTTAAAGAACTTATAAAAAATAAAGATATTATTGCAATTGCTATAGATATTGAAACTTCTAATTTAAATTATATAGAAGGAAAATTGTATAGTATTCAATTTTCTTTTGATGGTAGATCTGGATATTTTTGTTATTTTGATCAAATAGATAAAAATTTATTAATTGAATTATTTAATAGAACTGATATTGATTTTTGCTTGCATCATTCCCAATTTGATTTGAAGTTTTTAATTAGTAATGGAATATATAATGCAAAATGTACTTTTGATACTATGTTAGCTTCTCATCTTCTTAATGAAAATACCCCCAATGGATTAAAACAATTAACTTGGATTTATACACAATTAGGTGGATATGATATTAAGTTAAAACAATATATTAAACAGAATAAAAATACTGATTTTACAAAATTACCAGAACAATTATTACTTGAATATGCTTGTTATGATAGTATAATAACATATCAATTATATGTATATTTTAAAAATCGATTAGAATTAGAAGATTTATTTATAAAAGATAATTTTTATAAGTTTATAATGCCAGCAATACCAATGATTATAGATATAGAAATGACTGGTGTTCAAATTGATATTAAATATTTAAATGAATATGTAAAACAATTAAAAATACAAGCATTAGAAACAGAACAAGAATTATATAAAATTGCTGGATATACTTTTAATTTAAAAAGTGGTAAAGAATTAAGTAAAGTTTTAAGAAATTTAGAAAATTTTAAAGTATTAACAAATTCTGATGGCAAAGAACTTTTAAATAAAAATGGTGATTTAACACTTGATAAAGAAACACTAGAAAGATATGCAGAAGAATCTAATTTACCATTCATGAAAAAAATTGCAGAATATAATCATATTACAAAAGAAATTTCTCAATTTGGATATTCATTACAACAAAAAGAATCTACTAGAGACGCATTATTTGGTAATGAAGATGAACTTGAAGAAAATGAAAAAGGATTTTTAGCTTCTATATATAATAATAGATTATATGGTGGATATAAATTACATGGAACTGAAACTGGTAGAATGTCAGGAGGAGGTGGTTTAGGGTCTTCTATAAATTGGCAAAATATGCCAAAAACAAAAGAATTTAGAAAAATATTTTTACCGTCAAAAAATATGGTTATGGCTTTTGCAGATTATGATGCAATGGAAGTTTGTATATTTTCTCAAATATCAGGTCCTGGTATTCTTGAATCTCTTATACTTGAAAATAAAGATATGCATTGTTATACTTGCGTACAATTATTTGAATTATTAAATAAAAAAACAACATATGAAGAAGTATTTTCAAAAACTAAAATAGATGGTCAAGAAGATAAAGAATTTGTAGAATGGAGAGGTAAATCCAAGTCATTAAATTTTAGTGCTCTATATGGGTCTACAAATTATGGAATAGCAAATATGTTTAATATTTCTAATGATGAAGGAAATAAATTTTTGGATGCATTTTATAAATCATATCCAGAAGTAGCAACATATATAACAAATAATCGTGAACATGCTAAAAAATATGGATGGGTGAAATCTCTATTAGGAAGAAAAAGAAGATTGCCTCAATTAACTTATATTGGAAAAGATAGTTTTTATAATAAAAAACAATCTTCTTTTGATGTTGGTAACTTATTAAATGCTGCAATAAATGCTCCAGTACAAGGAACGAGTGGTCAAACTACTATTATTGCAATGATTAATATTTGGAAAGAATTTAAAGAAAAAAATCTAAAATCTAAAATACTTATAAATGTACATGATGAGATTGTATTTGAACTAGACTTAAATGAAATAGAAGAAGTTTGTAAAATTATTAAATATTGGATGGAAATACCATATTATAAAAATATTGATAATAATCAAGTGAAACTAATGGCTGATATTAAATATGGTGAAATATGGAAATATGGATATGGTAAACAATATTGGGATTTACATCAAGAAGAATGGAATGAATGTTTACAAAGATTAAATGTAAGAAATACTAATAATTTTAAAATAATAGTTTAATTTTTTAAATTTTTTTATATATTATAAATATAAGCTTTTAAAAAAGGGATATTAAAATGGAAAGACCAGAAACTATAAAAAGAAAAGAAAAGAAAAAAAAACTTAAAAAAGAAGTTGAAAAATTAAAAAAAGATAATAAAATAAAAAATAAAAAACTTACTAAACATGAAGAAAATCAAGCAGTACTTACTGTAATAAAAGAAAAACGAGATGAAAAAAAAGAAATTCTTGAACAAGAAAAAGTATTATCAAGAAGTTTTTTATGTAATTGTGGATGTAAAGTTACACTTTTTGGTAATATAGATTTAAATATTATAAATTGTAATACTTGTTCATAATAATTTTTAAAAAGTTATTTATATAATTATTTTACATTGTTTTTAAATTAACTAAGGATGGATATTTTGAATATTTTTGTATTAAATGAAAATCCAATAGATAATTCAATTATGCTTTGTAATAAACATAATGTGAAAATGATATTGGAGAGTGTTCAAATTCTATGTAATTGTTTTGATCAATCAGAAGTACTTTATAAAAGGACACATTATAATCATCCTTGTTGTATATGGGCGAGAGAAAGTTTAGATAATTTTGAATGGCTTAAAATATATACATTAGGACTTTGTAAAGAATATACTTATAGATATGGTAGAGTTCATAAAAGTGAACAAGTAATTCATAATTTTAACCAATCAAAGTTAAAATCTAGAGGACTTACTCAATTTAAATTAGCTATGCCAGAACAATATAAATGTAAAGATGCTGTAAAATCCTATAGACAATATTATTTAGGAGAAAAACTAGGTTTTTGTAAATGGCCAATACATAGAATACCTGAATTTATTGTAGATTACTGTAATGAAAATGAAATAGATATAAAAATATTTTATAGTTAATTTTTCTATTAATATAGAAAAATAAAATAAACTTGAGGTAAAAAATGAAAAAATACGTAAAATATGAAGAAAGTGCTGTAGAATTAAAAGTTTATAATTATTTAAAAGATTATGAAGAAGTAGTAAGTTATAGAATAGAAGATAATTTTATGTTTATTAATTTAAAAACTATAACAGGAGGATCTGGACAAGTTGTTTCCATGGGAAATAAAGATACTAGCTTAGGACAAAGTTTAAAACAGCAAAAACAGCAAAATGAAAAAGTAGCAAAAGAGATTATGGGAAAATTAATGAAGATTATACCTTCTGTTGAAGATTCCTCATTTAATGATAATTCAAAACAAAATAATATATTTTTAGTTTCAGATGAATTTTTTAATTTTGATAAGAAAAAAGTAGCATTTAAACGAGGTAATTAAATGAAAAAATATGTAAAGTATAAAGAGGCAAGTAAAAAAGATTTAAATGAGCTTGTAGGAGAATTTAAAGGAAAATATGGTTCATTTAAAGATGTAAAGAAAGATAAAGAATTTATGAAATTATCTTTTGCAGATAAAGAATATATACTTGATGAATTAAAAGCAGAAGGATCTTTTAAAGAATAATAAAAAATATGAGTTATATTTTATAAAACCTTTTTATAAAAGATTATGAATAAACTATGAATAAACTATTTGCTATCATTAGATAGTTAATAATAAAATTAAATTTATAGGAGACTTTAATGTCAAGACCAACAACAGTCACTCTCACTACAAAAGAACAAAAAGAAGTAATGAAAGAATGGAAAACAACAAAAAATGCAAGAAAAATTGCAGAAAAACTTAAACTTCCAAGAGCTCAAGTAATGATATGGTGTGAAAATCAAAATCTTTGTAAATTCTCTGATAGTAGTTATTGTTAATTTAATTTAATTTAATTTAAATAAATTAACTTAAAATTCTTCTATTATATTAAATAGAAGAATTTTTTTAAGGAAAAAAAAATGCTTAAAATAGATATTCTATTTGAAGAAACTAAATTAATTGAAAATAGAGGAAAACCTCTTAAATGTAAATATTGTAATAATGAATTTAAAATTTCTAATATTGAGATAAAAAAACAATGGCAAAATAATAATTGTATTTGTCCTAAATGCAATGAACAATGGTGTATATTACCACCAACTGAAAGAAAATTAAAATATTTACAAGCAGATTATTTAAATAACCGATGTGAAAAAACAATAACTCCATTTATAAGATTACTTGATTTATATACTCAATCACTTATTAAAAAAAATTATAAAATATATTTAACATGGATAGGGGCGTTAGAATATTATAGTTATAATTCTGTTGTTGTTTTCATAGAAGAATATTTAACAAGAGATGATTTTAAAGTTGATTTTTCTTTTGGTGGTTATTTAATATGGAAAATTAAACAAGCTATATTTCATCCATCTGAATTAGAATCAAAAGATATCTCCCTTGATTTTCAATTTGAAGATGGAAATAATTTACATGAACTTATTCCATGTGATAAAGATACAATACATAAAGTAGAAGTGGAAGAAGATACAATAAGACTTTATTATAAAATAATGGATCTTATAGAAGGAGTTAGCAACTATTGTAAAAATCCATATGAAGATTATATAAGAACTATTGCAATGCATTTAAATTTTAAATATGGAGAAAATTCATTTGATAGATTATTTCAGGCATTTGGAAGAGAGGGCCGAATGAAATCACTTGATACTTTAGAAATATTAAGAAAAGAATTAGAAAATTCATCTGAACTTTGTTATGGACAAGCAATAAATTGTTTTTATCCAAAAGAAAAAATAATACCAATAAATAAAAATTTAAAATATCCTCTATTAAATAAAATGCTTCAAATAAATAAACAATTACTTTCTTAATTTTATTCATAAAAAATACTTCTTTTTTAATATTAGTTCTGAGAAAAACAAAAGAATACTAATATAAAAAATTAGAGGAATTATACTTTTATGAATAAATTTTTGCATGCTACGTTAGAGAATTATTTTAAAAAAGAAAATATATTAAATGAACAAATATTTAATGAGTTATCTTTATATATTTATTCTTTAGATCATAAACAACATGATTTATATTTACTTGCTAAAATTTTAGATAATGAATCCCTACAAAAACTTTTAATTTATTATGATGGAGATATTTTAAGACTTCCTTCTAGAGAAGCATATAAAACAAGTGTTCTTACTGCTTTATGTTTTTGGCTAAAAATTTTTAAAGGGTATACTTGGACAGATATAAAAGATTATTTAGACATTCCTGATTCTCATAAAGAATTATTAAGCTCTATAAGTATTGGAGGTAAAATAAATAAAATTAAAGAGGCGTTAGGACAAGATTTAATTAATACACTTAATAATATAGATGAAAAAGAATTTGTAAATTTTTATAGAACTTTAAATTCTGTTAAGGAAGAAGAACTAAATGAATATTGAAAAAGAGTTAATAACAAAAATAGATGATATAACAACTGAATCAAATTCTCAAATTGATAGAAATAATATAAAAGAAATTGCTAAGGAAAATATATTTAATTTTGTAAATGCATATATTAAAAAATCAACAAGTACTTCAGTATTAAAACAAAAAGTAGATACTCTGCTTCTTGCTAAATTAGAAAAAGAAGATGAAGATGTTCCTTATGGAGTTTTAATAAAATTAGTTGAAATATTATCTAAAGGAGAAACTGAAGCAGCTACTCCAATTTTAAAAATATTAGAAGCTTCTATTAAAATGGAAAAAGAATCTGAAATGTTTCCACCAGATAAACCTCTACTTGGACTTGATGGAATTGTAACAATAGAACAAACTAAAAAACTCAAGGAATTACTTGATCTAATAGATGTTCACAATAAATTAAAACAAAGTGAATTTACTGAAGGAGAAAAATAATTGAAATTTGCTAATGTAATAATCGACCTTAATAATTTATATTGGCGTTCTATAACAAACACAATTAAAAAAATTATAGAACAAGAAGAGGAAGATAAATTTTATTCTATGATTATTCAAGATTCTCTTGAAAGAATAAATCAACTTAAAAATGTTTATGGAAATAATGAAACTAATGTATATATACTGCATGATAATCCCTTTTCAAAAATAAATGAAAGAGAATTAATTGATTCATCTTATAAACATGCGAGAAAAAATAAAAATATTCCTCAAGTATTTTATAAATCTTTAGAAAAACTTATAGAAATATTAAAATCTTATGATAATAATTTTTATATAGTTTCACATAATAAATGTGAAGCAGATGATTTAGTATTGCCAATTATTAATAAAGTAAAAAATTCTTGTTTACTTATAAGTGCTGATCTTGACTGGGCAAGAAGCGTTTCACAAGAAAATAGAATTTATTGGTTTAATTATCATAAAGTATATGATGTAGACACTTTTATTGACGATTATGGATTTAATCCTTCTGGTAACGGTGTTAAAATATATAAAGCAATTCATGGAGATAAAAGTGATTGCATTGAAAATGCTGTACCTTATTTACCAAAAATAATTTTAAGTCATATTATAGAAAATTATGATAGTATTTATGACTTACTTGCTAATATGTGGAAAAATGAAGAAATTCCAAAACAATGGAAATTAAAAATACAAGAAGCACAAATTCAATTAAAAATAAATTATCAATTAGTTGATTTTATTACCTTAGATTTAACTTTTACAGATATTGCTTATAAATGTTTATTAAACATTGAAAAATTAAGGAGTTGGTTTGCACTTTTAGATATTCCATTTTTTAATTTTATGATTGATCCTAAAAGAGATTCACATAATTTTTTAGAAAGAAAGAGATATAAGAGAGTATTGACTGTTTAATTTTTTAAATAAATTTTATATACTATATAGTATAAAGGAAATTTTATGTCATTTGTTAAATTTGTTCCCTCTGTAGAAGAAGATGAATTATGGGTATTGTCATATTTTTTAAAAACTCCTAAAGATTATTTTTTTATTTCTGAAAAAGATTTTATAAATAAAAATAGTAAAATAATATATAATACTATTATTGATTTACATACAAAAAAAGATGTACAAGTAATTGATAAAAGAGCCATCCAAAAATATTGTCAAGAAGTTAGTCAAGAATTTATAGAATCTATTTTTAATAAACCAAGTATAGATTTTAATATTATTAAAACATATATTAAAAATATTAAAGATTATACAATAAAATTAAAAATAGGAAATACTATTGAACAATTTTTAACTCAAAGTGTTTCAGATGGTGGGCTTAATTATGATATTATCAGAAATCTTGCTGATAGTATACTTTATAATTCTATTAAACTTGATGATGATAAAACAGTAAGAACTTATGATGAACTTTCTACAACATATAGGGAAATTTTAAGAAAAAGAGAAGATGGTTTAAATAAAAGAAGTTATGGTTTTAAAGTAATTGATAAAATGTTAATAAGACCTGCTGCTGTTGGAGAAATGACAGTTATTTTTGGTATGAAAGGGAGTGGAAAAAGTATTCTATGTAAATGTATAGAAAATATTCTTGTTAATAAGGGTACTTGTGTTATTTCAATAAATCTTGAAATGATAGAAGAAAGTAATATGGATCGATTTGTTTCTATGGAAACTAATTTATCACTTGAAGAATTATTATCTAATAATAAATCAGAAGAAACTAAACAAATAATAGAAGATAATTTAAAATTAAAAGAAACTAGAAAAAATTTTGCTTATTACGCAGAACCAATGTTAACATTAAATGAATTAGATACTTATATTTATAAATGTAAACAAAAATTTAATAAAGCAGGAGTATTACCAGAAGATGGATATTGTGTAGTTACAATAGATCTTACAGAACAAATTGAAGAATTATCTGGTAAAGCAGGAACAGATTTAAAACCTGGAGTTAATAGATTATTACAAATAGCAAAAAAACATAAAATACATATTATAAATATTTTACAATCTAACGAAAACCTCTTTCGTGGAGGAAAAATGTTTTCTACTCCAGAAGTTTGTGATACTTTTTGTCTTCAACCAGAAATGGTAGAAGGTGGAAGTGTTTATGCAGCAAGATCACGAGTAGTAATGGCTATTAATCGACCATTGACTTTAAAAAGAAGATATTTTCCAAATCGGGAGGAGGAATGGAATATTTCTACTGATTTAATTTGGGTAAATATATGCAAACAAAATGATTCTCCTTATCTTAGTCGAACTCCCTTTATTTTTGGAGATAATTCTTTTAAACTTTTTCCTTATCGAGAAAATAAAAAATAATTATTTTTTAATTAAAAGAAGGAATTTCTTAATACTACTAATTAAAAATATTAAAAATAATAAATATGGAAAAAATATAATGACTATTCAAACAACTTTTAAATGTTCAAAATGTTCTCAACCTTTTGATGTTTGGAAAAAAACAATAGAAGAAAATTTTGAAAGTTCTTACAAATGTTCTTTATGTGGAAGTATTGATACTTATAGAATTTGGGGAATTGGTGATTTTTCTGTTGCTGGGGGTATGTTAGGAAATAGTAATAATGGTTTTGAAAATAATATAACACCAATGCCAAGTAAATATGGAAATTTTAAAGGAAAAAGGATAAAAAAATAAAATGTTATTAAGTTCTAATTTTATTTTACAAGAAACAAAATCTTATTCAGATTTAAAAATAGGTGATATACTAAAAAGAAAGTTGGATGATTGTTTTTATGAAATTAAAAATATTTCATATGATGCAGAAAGAAAAAATCATATTTATATTTTTCATGGATTTGCAATTAAACATTTTAGTAATTTACAAAATCATTTTTTTTCTGAAAAAGGAATTTTTGACATATATAAATAAATAAAAGGTCTATAGTTGTATAGGAGTAGATAATGATATTACAACTTGATCACATTAATTGTGAAGAGTGTAATAATCAATTAGAACTAATTTCTGTAACTGGGGATAAATTTCCTAAAGGAACTATTTATATTAAAAATATAAATATTTCTTTAAAAAACACTTCTCTTATCTATCATACTTTTATTTGTAAAAATTGTGGTAAATTTACTAAGTGTCTTGTAAGTGCTATGTATCTTATTGATTTAGGAATAGAATAAATGAAAATTATAGTAGTAGGAGATATACATGGTAAATTTGATATATTCAATGAATTTATTTTTTTAGAAAAACCAGATATTATAATACAATGTGGAGATAATGCTTATTATTGGAAAAAAGAGAATAAGGGAGTAATTAAACCACAAAATACTAAAATATATTTTATTCCAGGTAATCATGACAATTGGGATCTTTTTGAAGAAAAAATTGGAAGATATGGTAAAGACCCAATTGAAATAGAAAAAAATATATTTATGTGTCCAATAGGGTCTACATTAATAATAAACAAACTAACTATTTTATTTATAGGTGGTGCTGATAGTATTGATAAAAAATATAGACTTCCTAAAATTTCATGGTGGAATCAAGAAATATTAACATATGAAGATTTTAAATATATTAAAGAAAATGTTAAAAAAGCTGATATTGTAATATCTCATACATGTCCAATATTTTTTAATGTTGAAGTACCATGCTATGATGAAGTAAATGATCCATCAAGACAAATTTTAAATTTAATATGTCAAAAATATAAACCTAAAATTTGGATATTTGGACATTGGCATAAATATTTAGAAAATATATATAAAAAAACTAATACTAAATGGGTATGTTTAAATATGATGCCAGATGAAGATTGGTATAAATATTTATTTTTATAACTAGATAAAAGGAATTCATTAGTAAGAAGTGATAAAAAAATAAATGGTAAAAATGGTAAAAAAATAAAAATGAATCAATATAATTTAGTTGAATTGTTAATGTGGTTACAAAATAATTTATTCATTACTTGTTTATGCATAGGTTTATTTTTTATTGTATTTTTTATAAAGAAATAAAAATATTATTTTAAAAAATTAGAGGATATATGGAAAAACAATACGTCAAATTAGTTGGAAAAATGAAAATTACTCAAAAATTAAATGTTATTCAATGGACAGGAAAAAATAAAACTGAAATAGAAGAATTTATTGGAATTTTTGGTGAAGTAATTAATAATCAAGTTATATTAGGTATTCATACTGGTGAAATTAATGATTATATTGTTAAAGATATCTTAGGAATATATTATTCTATATCACCAGAAAGATTTTTAAAAAAATATAAGGAAGTATAATTCAACCTTTAGATCTATTTTGGACTAAAGGTGAGAGATATTCTTGTAAGGGAATGTTTAACAAAGGGTTATATATTTTGTTTGGTAATGTAAAAAAGAAAGAATATTTTAACATAAATGTAGTTGAAAAATATTTTAGTCAAGGGAGTTTAGTATGGAATGATTAAAAAGTTATCATTCATCCACGAAGTCTTCAACTTCGTGGATGAATGATAACAAATTTTTATAAAAAGGAGAATAAAAAATGAATAAAATAATAGTAATAATAGGATTATTATTGGCAGTATCAATAGGGATAAATATTTGGTTCTTTAGTGGTAAGGGTATTGAAATAAATAATTTTAATTATACAAGACAATATCAATATCAACAACAATTTCAAGGACAATTACTTATTAATCAATGGGCTGCTCAAGGTAATATTATAGAATGGAAACTTGTTAAATGCTTACTAGAAGATGTTCCAGAAGAACTTAATCGACTTCATCCTATTTCTAGTTTTTACTGTAAAATTACATTGCATTCTAATTCTGCTTGGGTAGATTTAATATATCCTGAAATTTTCATAAAAATGAAGGAAGAATTAAAAAAATGAAAAGATTATTTATTATTTTTATTGTATTATTTTTAATATCTTGTAGTAATCAAGAAGATAAATTAAAAATTCAATATTTAGAAGTAGTTAAAATTAATGTTTCTCAATTTATTACAGTAGATAGTAAAGGTAATATACATTTAGTTTCTGCAAATGAAGATGAAATTATTATTTATTACCAAGATATAGAATTATGTCTTATTAGGAATTTTACAAAAGAAGATAAATTACCTTCTATTAAAAAAAAATTAAAAAATAATAATAAACTATAATAATATTAATACTAATAATTAAAAAATTGGAGTATTATAATGATAAACAATACTGTATATGTAGCTATCGATAATGGTAGTTCTGGTACGATAGGCATTATATTTCCAGATAATACTTCTAGTTTTAGAAAAACTCCAATAAAAGTAGTAACAAACTATCAAAAAACAAAAGCAAAAAATATCACACGAATAGATTATCCTAAACTTGTTGAAATATTTACTACTTATTCAAAAAATGAATTAAAAAATTGGAAAGTTTTTATAGAACGACCAATGGTAAATCCAATGAGATTTGAGGCAACAACCTCAGCGTTAAGAGCATTTGAATGTACTTTAATTTGTTTAGAAGAATTAAATATTTCCTATTTTTTTGTAGATAGTAAATTATGGCAACATGAATTATTACCTTTAGGTATTAAAGGGGCAGCTCAACAAAAAAAAGCATCTATGGATATAGGAATTAGAATGTTTCCTCAACATAAAGAGGTAATTACTTTACATAAAGATGCTGATGGTTTATTAATTGCAGAATGGGCAAGAAGACATAATTTGTAGGAAAAAAATAATGTTTGCATATAAGATAGATATAAATAATGAAGTACTAGATACAATTCGATTAAAAAGTTTTAAGTTGGGGTATTATTGGGAAGTAAATCAACTTATTAAAGATGAATCTTGTAAATTTAATTTTTCTTATTTATATTTAAATAAAAATGGTACAATCTTTTTTTCTAATGATATTAAATATTTTCAAAAAGAACGTGAACATAAATTAATAACAATTCAAGAATTTTTAGATTTATGAAAAAAATGATATTTCTTTTTATTATTCTAATTATAATAATAATAATAGAACAAATTATATTTTTTTATTTTTAAAAGATTCAAAAAATGAATCGAGATAATAGTTTACACTAGAAGAAATTAAGTAAAAAAGTTTAATTTTTCATAAATTTTTTATATATTATATATAAGATATTAAAATTAAAAAAAGGATGGTTAAAAAATGAAAACATATTTAATGATAGTATTGTTATTTGTAAGTTCTGTCCTATATGCAACAGAAGAAAGTTTTTTAAATTTTAAGTATATAGGTACTTGGCAATTACTTGGTATTTCTGCTGGTGGAAGTGAAGCTTATTTAAATGGTGATATGAGAAATATGGTTATAATAGACGCAGATGAAATTACCGTTGTAGGTATTGATGAAACACCTAAAAAAATTAAATCAATAACAGTTAAAATAGATTCTCAAGGAATTAAAATAACTACTATTTTAATGAAAGATTGTAAATTTTATTATGTTTTACACGACACTAGTGCAAATTCTATTATGTTTAAAGTAATGATTGTTGAAAATAATACAGAACAAATGAGATTTATTTTGGGGATGTCTGCAATAAATTAAAAAAGAGGATATTTGCAACTATGAATGAAATTAATGAGAATGTACTATTATTTGTTGGAATTTGTCTTGGAATAATTCTTGGTTTTTATTTTATTGTTATTTTCGTTGCATATATTATTTCTAAAATCAGTGATCGAAAAGTATATAAAATAATGGGAATTAAAAAAAAATAATTTTATTAAATTTATTTTGATAAATTTAATACTTATTAAAGGAGAAATAAAATAAAATGAAATGCTATATGAAAGATTAATAATATAAGAATTAATTGGTGAGACTCCAAAAGAAAGATGAGAATTTTATATCTATAAAAAATTGCAGTTGTTTTTCCAAAGCAAGGAACTAGAGAAAAAGATTGGGAAATAATAGATGTTGTAGAAATTGCAAAAATATTAATAGAATATAAGATAGATTGAAAAATAAAAAAGGGGTTTATTATGTTAGATTTAGATACATTTTGTCGATATTGTATACATCTATCCTCTCATAAAATAAATAATAATTGTCATATTGAATATAATTCTGAATTAAAAATAAATGAAACAATTTCAAAAGTAGATTATTATAATTGGTGTAATATAGATAACGCTATTTGTCCAAAATACGTACAAGATTGTCCAATTCTTAAAAATATTAAATTACCACGATTATGTATTGATTGTTTAAATATTTCTGATTGTATATCTACAATTGAATTTAGAGGTTTACAAGGGTTGGCAGATTGCGAATTTTCTGGAATTGAAAAAGGATAAGGATAAATGAATAATAATACTTTACTCTATAATAAATATAGACCAAATCAATTATCTGAAGTAATTGGTCATATAGCAACAATAAAAGATCTACAAAAAAGATCTAAAGAAAGTACAATACCAAGAGTATTATTATTAACTGGTAATACTGGTGTGGGTAAGACGACCTTACAAAGAATAATAGCTAAAAATATTTTATGTAGGGATAAAGATGAAAATGGTAATAGTTGTAATATTTGTAATATTTGTAAAACTATTATAGACGAAAAAATTTCTAATTTTTATTTTGAATACAATTCATCAAATATTGGAATAGATACTGCTAGAGAAATTGCAGAAAATGCGGAAATTAAAAGTTTTTCTAATGCTAATGCTAAAGTATTTTGCCTTGATGAAATACAAGAAATGTCAAAGACGAAAGCAGCACTTAATAATTTATTAAAACCAATTGAAAAAAATTATAAAAATGTGTATTGGATATTAGGATCAATGGGAGATTTGAAAGATATTCCAAAAGCTATTGTTAATCGTTGTACAACTTATAAACTTAAACCACATACTATTGAAGAAATATCTAAACAATTATACTTTATATGTAAACAAGAAAATGTATTAATTGATAATGAAGAAAAAATAAATGTATTATTAACTATAGCAGAAAATAGTTATGGTAGTATGAGACAAGCATTAAGTTACTTAGAAAGAATTATCTATTCAGAATTATGGACAGTTAATGAAGTTACAAAAGAACTTGAAATAATATCTAGTAGTGATTTAATAACAAGTATAAATTATTTATTCAAGGGAAATTCAGAAGCTTTTAATATTCAATATACAATAGAGTTAAAAGATAAATTAAGATATATGTTAGGTACTATATATAAAAGTTTATCTGGAATTGAAGTTCCCTATTGGCAAACTCAACAACTTCAAGGTATAGATAAAACAATTAGTATTCAACAAGTTGAATATGCACTTAACAAATTATTCGAATTAAATAAATATCCCTATGTCAACCAGGAGATAATAGATTTTATTCTAGTGGATATTTTTAATCAGAATAAAGAAAAAAATGAAACTAAAAAAAGAATATCTGAAATTGATATATTACAAAATAAAGGAAATATAATAAGAAGGAGAAGTTAATTATTATTTTAATTGAAGTTATAATAATTCATTAAAAATTAAAATAAAATAAAATAAATACTAATTATTATTAAGTTTTAAAATTTAATTTTGAGGTAATTTTGTATGGTTAAGCTTGTAGCATGGTTAACAGCATTTGGTATTAAGATTTTAGGAGTTTTTGATGTAATTATAAGTTCTATTACATTACAATTAGCGAGTTTTAAAGGAGCGCTAATTTTAATTTTTGTAACTGCTCTTATAATAGATGTAATTTTTACAGGTAAAGTAGGAATGATAGCATATATTCTTACAGTATCTAAAGATGTAATAACAATTATAAGCACTGAACTAAAAAGTAATGGTTGGCAATTTATTACATTGTTAGCTATTTTATTATTGTTTAAAAAAACTAAATAATTTAAATAATAAAAAAACTTTAAATAAGAATTTAAATTCTTATTTAAAGTTTAATTTTTTATAATTAGTTTATATTTTATTAATAGGAGAAAATAGAAATGAGACAAATATATTATAATTTTATTCGAGAACAAAATATAAATGATATATTGTCTAATATAATTGAAATTTCTTATAGTCAAAAACTTAAATTATTACAAAATTTACAAAAAAATTTTTCTACTAAATTAATATGTATGGCATTAAATGAGTATGATATGAAATATATTAGAAAGAATAGAATACAACTTAATATATTATATAATACTTTAAAAGGAATTTGTCAAAGATATAAGGAAAAAGGAATAATATGAATACTACTCTTATAGAAGATTTAGAAATATTAAAATATTTAATTGAAGATTTTGAAGATAATGTTAATAGTATAAGTGGTCTTGTTCCTGTTATAGATAAACTAATTAATAAATATAAGGCATATGAGGAAAATAAACTATGATTTGTTGTTCTGATTTACATTTAAAAAATAAAGAACCTTTTTTAAAATCAACTAAACAATTTTTAAATTGGTTAAATGATAATTATTGTAATGAAGAATTAATTTTGTTAGGTGATATTTTTGATAATTCAACTCCAGTTTGGTCAGTTTATAAAATTTTTAAAGAATTTCTTTTGAAAAGAAAAAATATAACTCATATATTAGAGGGCAATCATGATCTATCAAAAAACAAAGGGAGTGCTTTATCTGCATTTCAATTAATAGATAATGTATTTGTTTATGAAGATGCAACATCTGTTATTATAGATAATATGAATTGTCTTATGCTTCCTTTTAAATATGATTATAAAACATATCAAGATTTAGAAGGTAATTTTGATTTTATTTTTACTCATTTAATGCCACAAGAAACTCAATTTGCAGATGAAGGCGTATCTTTTCCAAATTTAAAAGGATGTTTTTTTCATGGCCATCATCATCTACAATCTTCTTTTATTGATAATTATAATAATCAACATCATATCGTAGGTATTCCAGTAAGCACTCGACACTTAGAAGATCAAAATCATAAGATATTTAAAATAAATAATAAACAAATAGAAATTATTAAAGTTCCAATTTATTTTCAATATGAAACTATTAATTATGGAGAAGAACCATCAAATAAAAATAATATACTTAATATTATAAATGTACCAAATAAAAAATTAGTATACGAAAAATATAAAGATTATTATATAAGAGAAGCTGGTATTAAACTATTAAGAACAGAAAATACAGAAAGTTCTTTTAAACAAGAATTTGAAAAAGCAACAATACTTGAAAAGTTTAAAAAATATTCTATTGAAAAAATTTTATCAAAGGAGGTATCAGAAGAATGTTCATCAAGACTATTAAGCATTATATAAGAAGAGAAAGAAATTTCTACTATAATTATTTAATAAATAGAAGAAAAAAAAGATTTTTGCAATTAATTGAATTTCATGCACCTAAAGAAATTATAGTACAAGAAATTGAATTACTTAGACAATCATTTAATAGATATATGAGAAAAAAGATTCAAAAAAAAATAGAACTTTTTATAAAATCTATTTTTTTAATTTCTAAACATAAACATCAACATAAAATATAATTTGTTTACAATAATTTAAATGCCATTTTTATTGAGATGTCAAGATCGACATTATTTGAATTTTTTGTTATATAACTATATGAAGTTATTTTTTTTATATTTTTAATCTTTTCTATAATATCTTGTTCTATATGACTTGAACGAAAAATTATTGGAATGTCATAATTTTTTAAAATTATTTCTGCAGTTTCAATACCATCTAGTCCTTTTCCTAAATCAATATCTATAAGAAGAAGTTGAATATTAGGTATATTTTTTATAGTTTTTATTGCGTCTTCTCCAGTATTAACAACAATAACAATATACCCATAATTTTCAAGAATTATTTTAGTTGTTATTGCTATAATAATTTCATCTTCAACAAGGAGTATTGTTTTTTTGTTCATGGAGTAAAATCTTTTTTAAATGGATGGGATTGATCTATTTTTATTTGAGGTTTACTTATTGTAAGTTGTGAATAAGGAATACCATTTTTATCCATGATATGTATTGATTCACATATTAACCATTTACCAGAAAACTCTCCAGCTATTTCATTTGTTTTAGTTTGTTTTTCTACTTCTATTTCTATAGTTTTTCCTGATACTAGCCCAGCATAAAAATCAACTACAATTACCATTCTATAACATAAAAGTGTATCTCTATAAAAATAATTTACAAAACCTTGATAAAATTCTAATCCATTTTCTTCTTCTTGTATTCCACCATATGTTACTTTACTATTTACAGTTGGTATATATTGTTTTCTAATAAGAAGTTGAGTTGCTGTATCTAATTCAGATTCATTTGCATAAGTTTGAATATTTTTTATTTCTGCGATATTCGTTCCATCTGCTTTATATCTATATATTTTTCTTTTATAATTTTCAAAATTAACTGGAACTCCACCATTTAATACTCGATAATCTTTAATATAATATTCATCTGTCATCATATCTTGATGTAAATCTATTTTATATTTTCTAACAGGGGGTTGATTTAACATACCTTGTATAGTCATAAAATAAAATTCACCATTACAATTTATAAATGTATAAAACCCAGATGCTTTATTATTTTGACTATATGCATATTCTGCTAATTTAGAAATAAATAATTTATTAGATATATTGTTTTGATTTAAATATGGCGTACCAGTAGTATCAGTAATAGAATTTATTTCTTTACCTTTTTCTCCACCTCTAAATTTACTTTTATCTATTCCCCAAGCAGGTAATATTGTATTGATAAGTATATTACTTATTGTTTGTTTAGTAGAACTTTCATGATTAAAAGTTCTAGATTGTGGATAATCATTATAAAAATGTTTAGATACCATCATAAACATATTATCACCAGATATTGATTGGGCAAATGTAATATTGTTTATTTCAAAAGCAGACCAAATATAATCATATTCTAGATATCCACCAATTTTTTTATCATTATCATCTTTATCTTTTACTATTTCTTCTTGAAAACCTAATTTACAATGAAATTCAAGACCTTCTACAAAATAAACACTATCAACTATTTGACCAGCAGAATCTTTAAAATATATTTCACTGTACGGAAAGAAATCAAATAAAGAATCTTTAAAAAGAATCTTTGACCAATTTCTAATAGGTGTACCTAATTTATCTCCATCTTTATAATCTTCTTTATAAAAATTGATACAACTAGGAGTTGAGAGCATTTCAAATTCATATTTAGATATTGACATTTTTTTAAATTATTATTCTCTTAAACTTTTTTTAAACTTTTTTTAAACTAAGATTATTTTTATTTTAGCTTTTTTTTATCAGTTCCTTCTATCTCTGAAATTGTTGCTCTAGCTGCTTGCCGTTTGTTTAAAACATCTGGCGGACAAGCTTCTCCAAGTTCTATTTGTTTTATAATTTTATGATCAGTTTCAAATAGATAATCTTTAGCATCTTGTAATTTTTTATTGTCTATTTTTTTTGTTTATATTCAGTATATAAAATATTTTCTGGTTGTAAGATGGGTTTATTAGATATTAGTTTGAATATTGGATTGTTAGTTTCATCAAAAATTACTTTTCCATCTATCCAAACAGATTGCTTTTCTACTTCGTCTAAAAATATTTCGCTTCCATCAAATTTTTCTTTTTGATGTTCATGAAAAATATCTATTATAAAATTTTCATTGTTTGTTTTGATGTATCGCTTCATTTTTTTTTATCCCTTTAGTTTCCTATATATTCTACGTTGAAATGAGTTAGCGCATTATTTGAAGCTGGAGCTAGTCCAGCAGTATGGGGTCTAATTATATCATTTTTTTTAAAAAACATATTTACTGTTATTGAACCACAGGAGGATAATGCCACAGTAATTACGAGTCTATCTGTCACCGTGATAGTCTCTAATGAAGTCGTTAGTTCTGTTGAATTTAGACTTAATCCATTATTTGTCGCAGCTCCTCCTTGAGCTGAAAAAGAAATAGCATATCTCCCTGATCGATTTATGGTAATTTCTAGCCCTTTGGCATTTGCCGTATATCCAGAAACATGATTTTCTGAAAACATATTTCCAAAATTTGTTACAACATTCGTAAATCGCATAATTTTATTATCTGTTGATCCATAGCCAGCATATGTGTTTAATTTCAACTGACTTGTAATTCTTTCATTTACTATATTCCAAGCACCGCTTGTTGCGGATTCTTGCACGCAAATAAAATCTCCAACTTTCGTAAGCCAAATTGCAGCAAGTAAATCTTCGGACATTATAGACCCTGCTGCTCCTTGAATAATTACCTTATCCAAAGAAGCATCATTTTTAACCAAGGCAATTTCTATGCGTCTACCTCTGTTTGTTGCAACTGCTGGAAGCGTAATAGTAATTGCATTAGAAGTTGTGTCACACTCAATTCTTGAATATCCATCATTATCTAACATAACATAATTAGCTGTTTTTGCTACTGTTGTATTACCATATGTTGTAAGTGCTTTAGTACTATTATATAATCCATTAGCTCCTAAAATAGTAACATCTGTAGCAGCAATAACATTTGTACTTCTCATATTACCACTTCTATCAAATGTACCCCATGTTTTAGATGTATAAGAAAATGAAGTTAAAGTACTTGCTACATATACTCCCATACCAACAACTACATCAGAAGTAAGTAAGTCCCCTACGGCTTTAGCAGTAAAATCCATATAATTAGTTGTAGAATCTACCCATGTAAATTGACACGTTATATATGGAGTAGATTCAGTAATAGGAAATACTATGTTTGTTGTAGTTTTTACATGCATCATTTGTAGTGCTGATGTTTCTACCAATAAATCAAGAGGTGCTATATTAACATTATTTCCAGAATTTATTGTAAGATTACCACCATCATATATACCTGGTTTAGTAATATTATAAAGTAGTTTTCCTAAATCAGAAGATATAAGTGCTTGATTATATCTAAAAGTTATTGTCTGTGTTCCATAATCTGTTGTTCCCATGTTATACCTTTTTATTCTATTGGTTTTGGAAATCTAGTTTTTATTTCTTCAACTTTAGCTATCCATACTGATTTTTCTATTTCCCCTCGTTGAAAATCGAAAAATAATCCATCACTTTCGTTTATATAAGCAGATTTTCTTTGAGATATACATATTTCTAAATCTCTATTATATCTAAATTCTTTTAAATTTACAGAAGTATCTATTTCAATAATTTCTTTATTTATAAATTTAAATATTGGATTTCCCATTTCATCTGAAATACATTTATTTTCTATCCATATTGATTGTTCTTGAACTTCATCAAAAAATATTTCCGTTCCATCAAACTTAGAAACAACATGTTCATGAAATAAGTCTATAATTTCATTTTTTTCATTTATTTTTATATATCTTTTCATTTTAATTTCCTAAATATGTGCAAGAAAAAAATATATTCCCCGGAGCTATTGCTGTTGAGTGTGGTCTCATAATATCTCCTTTTTTAAGATACGCTGTATAAGCCATAACAATTCCAGCTGTAGCTGACCCAAAACTTATTGAGCAAATAGTATTAGCTGTAATTGATGTTACATCAGTTGTACGTTGTGCTGAATTAAGTGAAAGACCATAAAATGCAGCTGTCCCACTTTCTACTCCAGAATGTATAAAAGCATATCTTCCTGATCGATTTATAGTAATTTCCAACCCTTTAGCATTACCAGAATACCCACTAACATGGTTTTCTGAAAACATATTTCCAAAATTTTCAGTAACAGTTGTAAATCTCATAATTTTTGTATCAGTTGATCCATAACCCGCATATGTGTCTAATCTCAACTGACTTGTAATTCTTTCATTTACAATCTCCCAACAATCTGAATTTACACTTTGTTGAACTACTATAAAATCTCCAACTTTTGGAAGTATAATCGATGCGAGTAAATCATTTGATAATTTACCAGCATCTGTAGCATGAGGAGAGATTGTAACTACATCAAGAGAAGCATCATTTTTTACAAATTGGATTCGTATTTGTCTTCCTAGATTATTAGCCATAAGAGGGAGAGTAATTGTAACTGCCCCCGCTGTCGTATTTACTTCGATAACTTGTAATCCATCTGTATCTGTTATAGGATATGTTGCTTGTTTATATGCTGTTATAGGATGTGATGTTAATGTTTTTACTGCTTTTTGACTAGGTATTAAAACATCACTATTTCCAGCAAAAGTTACGTCTGTACTTAAATCTGCTCCATCAACTTGATCTACATTAAGATTTGATACTTTAGTTGTAGAGGTTATTATAAAAGGAGAAGTTCCAATAGGAACATCATTTGTAAATTTTTTACCCCAAGTTTTACTAGCATAAGTTATACTTGTAATTACTCCACCACCAAATACACATTCACCTAAACATACTTCATTTGTTAATGCTCCAGATCCAGATGCTCTTTGATTAAAATCTAACCAATCTTCTGAAACATCTTGCCAAGTATACGTAAGTGCTATTACTGGTGTAGATTCTGTAACTGTTATATTTACATTCGCTCTAGTTTCAATTCTTACAAGTTTGTCTGTACTTGTATTTATATATATAACAAAGGGAGCTATTGTTATTCCTGTACCAGAATAAGTAATAAGACCACCTTTATAAACACCAGGAGTAATTGCTTCTCTAAGAAGAGTATTAAAATCACTTCCTTTTGCTGGGTGTTTATAATCAAATGTAATATATTGATCCCCTAGATTTGTTGCTGACATTTAAAAAACCTCTTATTTAAATAATTTTAAATTCAAATTTTAAGTTATTATACATTCCTTCATCCCATTGAACTTTTGGAAATGTACTATATAATACACAAGTTCCTGACATATTTATAACAGCTAATTCAGTAAATTCTGTTATTTTTTGCATTTCTGTTATTAATAATCTAAAAGTATAGTTAATATCTGTTTCTATTATTTTATTAGTACCACTTCTATAATCCCATGAAAAAGAGTAATTATTTACATCAGTAATCGATGTAGTAATTACTGAATGCGCGCTTGTTCCAAATCTTATACCAGACCAATCAGTAAAAGAATTTTCTATTAAAATATTTTTTTGTATTGCTGTTGCTACTCCTAAATAATCTGTCCAAGTTTTATTAGTGATTGAATGATCAGAATTTAAATCAAAATGTAAATATGGTTCATAATAACATCTATCTGTCATTCTTTTAAATTGATCTATATCACTTTTAAGAACTTTAAGCGTATTTAAAGAAATAAATTCTGTCGCAGATTCAACAAATTTATGCGTATAATTAAATAACATGTTTCTTGTTAATGAATATAAAGTAGAAGATCCATCCAGTGTTGGAAATTCATAAAAATCTAAATATGATTCTGCTAATTCAGTATATGTTCCTATAGATATTCGATATAAAGTGTCCATATGATAGAATGGAGAGTTATCTAAATTAATATAATTGTCTAAATTAATAAGACTTCCCATATATGTATAATTTTTATCTTCTCTATCTAAAGTAACTGTACCTTGTACATCTGATCCAATTAAAGTTTCATCTCCAATATATTTATCTAAATTATTATCATAAATAATTGAATATCCATTTGCTATTATATTAAATGGAATTCCTTGTAATTGATAACAAGTTGGAGTTGTTTTTGTTTTTAATCTTGGAATTAAAAATAACATTTCTTTTTTTATAAAATTTAAGGTAGAAGTATAACCATTTAAAGTTTTTAAATTGAATCCTAACATTACAGCTAAATCCCTTAATTCTTGTTCTGTAATATTATCAAAATCATATTGATTAAAAATTGCTTTTATTTTATCATTTTTAATATCTACATAAATAGATTGCCATACTTCAGTAAGAGACCCCCATTTGGTCTCTTGCATTACTTTTGGTATAAATTTTTTAAATGAAAAATTCACTTAATCATTCTCCATTAAGATATATAAGATAAATCAGCATTAATGAATGAATCTTCAATGTCTGTTATCTGATAAAAATATGGAAGTCTAATACTATTTTGTTGAGTTGCTGGAGTATTACCATCTTGCATTTTATATGAAATAAATATTTTATATCCTAAAGGATCAGAATCTCCTGGATCTGCAATACCATATATTACATGAGTAACATCTGCTACAATTTCTGCTATTGTAAATGAAACTTGATTTGTTGAATATGATACAAAACCTCCAGTTATTGTATATCCATTCATACCTAAAATAGTAATTCCTGAGGTATATGCTATTTGTAAAGGAGCAACCCAAGCATTTGCAATTTTTCGTTTTATCCAAATTTCAAAACTATCAAGAACTAAATAATTTTGTTTATCTAAATTAGGGGTGTCAATAGAAGTATAACTTGGTTTTAATTTTAAATTACTTGTTATTATATTAATATCTGATTCCATATAATAAATTTTAGTTGTATGATAGATAATATTTGGTATTTCATCAATAATTCTATAGAAATTAGATTCATATATATTTTTTTGAAATGTTGTAGTTAATATATCATATTCTGTATTTAATGCTGTTTTAATAACCGCATCTAATACTGTAAAAGTTTGAGTTAGTGCAATTTTAGCAGTAATATCAAATCGTACATATATTTTTTGCAAGGCTGTATATGCTACCATTTCAGTTAAACATTTTTTAGGTGTTAAATAAGTTACTATAATATCTCCCTGTTGAATGGTAGTTAAATTTTCTCCAGTTGTAGAAACTGCAGTAAAATATACAATATTTTGATCAGATACAGTAGTTGATAGTCCAAGACTTTCTATTGTCCATACAATTGATTTATTTACATAAGAAGCAAGATTAATTGCAGCTTCCCAATTTGCAGTAGATGATAATAAAGATCCTATTTGAAATAAATTAGGGGCATTATTTCTAATTGATTCAATATTTTCTATTTCAGATCCACCAACTATACCTTCATCATTTGTAACATATAAAGTAACTGGAAGATTATCTTCGTCAACTAAAGTTGTTACAAGAACAGTTATTACATTACTAGATGTAATATCTCCTGATGCTCCTTTTGTATCTGCATATTTTACAAGAACTCTTTCTCCAGCAATTAATTTTTTAGAATTTATACCATCACCAAAACAAATTTTAATATAATCATAAGCAGCAGAATTTGAAATTTCACAGTAATAGTCTACAACATTATTTATAAGATATAAATTAGTTGTAATGATAGCTTCATATAAAAAATTACCTGATGTATCAACTATCTGAACTTGAATTTCCGTATTATCAGTTGAATCAGAATATACATAAACACATTCATTAACTATTCCTTGAGCAATATATAAAAATTCTTTGGGTGTTCCTTCTTTTACTGGAATAATTACGTTACCTATAAATCCAGTATAATAGAAAGTACTTTCTGTACAATATGTAATTAAATCACTATCAGTATTTGTAAAAATTGCCCATCGTGGAATATTTACTTCTTTTCCTGTATATATTGACATTGAATTAAAAGTAGGATCATAATTTAATTTTAATTCTCCTATTGCTCCAGTTTTTCTATATGGAATATAGCCTAACCATATTGCAAGTTTAACAAGAGAATCTCTTTTTTCTGCTGTTATCCACTTAGCTTCCCTATATAAAAATTCTGCTAAATATACAAGTTTTTCTCCAGTATACGCAAGCATATCTACTATACGTTGATATACTCCATAATATAATATTGTATTCCAATCAGATAGAAGTGATAATCTGTTTTTTATTTCTGTTACTAACCCATCGTACGTGTATATCATATTAAACCTCTAACTTCCATTGCAAATAAATAATATATCTGTAAAATATGGATCTGTTGGTAAAAGATTAACAAATTTATATTTTCCATATTTCCAACTATTTATATCATAATCATATATTAAACGATTAGAGCTTTGATCTGGTTTCTTAATTGTTACAAATTCTAATAAATTATGTTCAATATAACTAACAATTTCATATTCAAAAGAAGTAGTACTAAAAGCTGTATTTATAAATAATGCTATTGAATCAGTTATTCCTTCTTCTGGAATAGAATATGTTACTTCAATTTCTGTTATTCTATTTTGATAATCAGGAGTAATAGTTATATCAATAACTGTAATAGAAGGACTAAATTGATTTACTAATGCTGTAAGTAGTTGAGTTTTTAAAATTAAAAGATTTTCAGTTGTTAGTGTTTTAAATACAAAATTATCTAATGCTCCACCAGCTCCTGGTGCCATTAAATAATCTCCTCTTTTAGAATTCGCCCATTGAGTAAGTGCATTTTTAATGGCATCAGCAGAATAATAAGTTATAGGAGTTCCATCTGCATTATCTCTTCCATACAAATCAATATCTTGAAAAACCGCCATTCTATACCCCTAATTATATTATTTATTAGTAATAATTTAATTATTTTTTATTTTTAAAGATAAAGTAGTTGGTACTTGTGTTGTTTTTATTAATGTAAATGCAGCAGCATTTCCAGGAGGAGAAGTAACTGCAGGTGCAGCAACATTTATATAAGGATGAGTATGTGCAATAATTTGATCTAGTATTGCTTCTAATGTAGTTTTTAAAGTTTCTCCTAAAATAGAACTTTCAGAAGGAGTTGTTCCTCCAAGTAATTCTATCTCTGTAGCTTTTATTTTAATTTTACCATTTTTATCTATAAATATAGAAGCTGTTGGATGATAAATAAAAATTTCTTTATTTCCTGAACTACTATCTACTCCTATACATATTCCATTAGGATAATAAGTATATTTAGCATTAGGGTATGCTGCTGCTGATCCAATAGAAGATTTAATATTATTTTCAAATAAATTATGAGGATGTAAATTACTAAAATGAATATCTGCTAAATAATAGGGTTGTCTCATTAACTCATCTACATCTTCATATCCTATCCATACATAAGAGTTATTTTCAGGTATACTTGATTTACCATAAGTACCGCTTCCACCTGTTGCAAGTGAATACTGTTTTGCCCATGGAAGTTCAGAATTTTTTATATTATAATGAAGATGTTCAATTTTTATTTGAATTCTTCCTTTCTTTTTTGTATCATTATTATTTATAACTTTAGCTGGAAATGGTCCTTGCACTATAAACTCCTTTTATTTACGATTATCTAAAATGAATTGTTTTATATCGTCTAATTTTGGAATAAATAATTCACTTAAAGGAACAATTTCAAATATATCTTCAATATTATTTAAAAGTAATATAATATCCCAATAATCTATTATACCATAATAACTTTGAGAAATTAAATATGGGCGTTCTATCTCTATTTTAGATATTTTATGTTTATAATATCCATTTGTCCATTTAAAGTCTTTCCATACAACAGATACTGAATCTCTTATTACATTTCCATCTGTTTCATCTAATATTAATTGTACTTTTTCTCTCATAAATATTCCTATCTTTCAATTCCACCAGCAGTATAATTCATTCCATCTCTAAAATATTCAGCTAATGCAGGAGTTAAACTTTGTATTTGTAAATTAGCACTTGCCCATAGTGGATATCCTTTTTCTGTAACATGTTTAGAATATGTTGGAGCAATTGCAAAAATAAAAGCTACAGGAAGAAAAACAACTCCAGGAATTAAAACAGAAAATAAAGCACTATATTGAGATTCAAGAATATTTCTAAGTTCTTTTTCTCCTGTTTTTCCACCACCCAATTCCTCAATTAATGCGGTACTTTTTTCTTTAGCCGCACCAATTATTTTATTAACATCACTAACATTTGTTGCATTCAGCCCTGGAACTTTAATTTTTCCTTCTACAAATCTAGGTAAATGAGCTCCAAGTAATGCATTCATAGGAATAAGTACATCTGTTACTGGATTTGTTTTTGTGTAAAAAAACAAATCAAGAGTTATTTTTACTGGATTAGTTTTTCGCCATCTGGGGGCATCTAGTATAGATCTTATATTAAATCCAGCAGTAGAAACTCCACCCGAAGAGGCAGATTCATAAGTAATACCTAAATCTACAAGAGATGATATTGTTGGACATAATTCAGCAAAATTACTAAATTCAGTTGATGTTTCTATTTGAAAATCTTCCATAATAGGATAAGTTAAAGTAGATGCCAAATCAGGAGTTTGAAAAGTTATAATCATTCTATTCATTTATTACCCCTTTTCAGCTAATTTTAAAGTTCCTGTTTTACTTAATGAAAAATTCATTGCTTTAACAGTTTGAGTTTGTTTTGAACTTATTTCCAAATCTGATAATAAACCAGTTTGTTTAGCCGCAGCTAATCTAGTAGCAGACATTCCAGTTTCTTTTGATAATTCTCTTAACTTTAATGCATCTCTAGCTTCTGCAGCTGTTAATTGACCAGTTGCTACTAATTGTTTTTCTGTTGCATCTGTTTTTGCCGCTTGAACAACAATTGATTGTGCAGCTTCTTTTTCAGAAGCCTCTATTTGTTGTTTATGTTCTTTATAATCCATTATACCATAATCAGAAACAGCTCCAATCCAATCTAATAAATCACTTATAACTTTAGTTACAGTAGACATTGCAGAAGTTACTCCACTAGCAACTGTACTAAAAAGACTACTTATCATATTTATTACAGGAGTTAATTTTTTAAGTACTGGAGCGGCTGCTTTAGATAATGCTTTAAATAATCTTTTAATAGGGTCTATAAAAATAGATCTAAATATATTACTAAGTACAATATATCCTGTTTTGAAAACAGCAATTGCTCCTATTATAAAAGTATATAATCCTTTAATGAGTCTAATAGGAAATAATATAATAGCTTTAATTACTTTTATTATTCCCATAAAAATAATGCCAAGAATTTTAAATAAAAATTTACCAACTATCTTTAAATATGGTAACATAGGAACTATATAATTATTAAAAAATGATTTAATTTCATTAAACATATCCATTAACATTGGTTTAATAAGAGCCCAATTATCATATATTAAATATCCTAATAATGCAACAGCTGCAACTAATGCAACAATGGGTAGACTTAGAGCACCTATAACACCAGCTACAGTAGTTATTATTGGCATTATTGTAGATATTAACCAAATACCTGCTATTAGAAGTGGTAACCATTGTGCAATAAAATCAGCAAATTTAAGTAATGTTTTATTTTCTATACCTAACATTTTAAAAATAGTTCTAAAAATTGTTTTTAAAATACTAGGTATAATTTTAGTTAATAAATTCCAAAAGAATTTTAAGAGAGTCGGTATAAATTTAATTAACCCTGTTATAGCACTTCCAATAATACTGAGGAACCAAGGAAGAAATTTTTGTATAATTCCCATTCTAAGTAATATTAAAAAGGCAATAAGAGTAGTAATAAAACTTACTGATGCCATTCCTTTTAAAAATCCTAAAGTTTTTTGAAAGAAATTAGATTTAATAACTTTTTGCCATTTTTCTGTTATCCAAGATTGTTTTTTCTTATCTCCATCTTTTGGTTCATTTTTTTTATCGAATTTATTTCCTGATTCTGTTTCTCCATATACTTTTTCTACAATTTCTATTAAACGAGTAAATCTAGTAATAAGCATATTATGTAGACCTTTGATAGCCATAGTAAACATACCATTGCCACCAAAAAATTTTATCATAAAAGGGGTGTATATTTTATTAACTTTTATTTCTTCTTTTTTTAATTCCTTACTAAGAGGTTTATTAAAATCAGGCATTACAAAACTATCTTCCATTTATAAACCTCCTATTTTTATTTATTAGTAAAAATAATACCTTCTATTTGAAAGAAGGTATTTGACTTGTTGCTTTTTTCATTTCAGCTTGTTTAGCTTTTTGATAAATTTCATATTGATTCAGTCTTTTTTTAAGAATCCATCTTTTCATTTTAAGTATTTCAGTTTCAGACAATCCAACTCTATATACCAAAATAAAAATCAAGTCCTGAATTGAGTTGAGATTTTCTCTGGGCATCATTTCCTGAATCTTGTTTACGATAATTGAGGGGGAGAAGTTGTCTTGGATCGATGAAATCCCGAAGTAACCTCTTTTCCGATTCACCACATAAAGGGCAAATCAGCTCTGTTTCCGTTTGTAGACCAAAAGAAATATTTTCAAATAAATCTTCTATATTTCTCATTGTTTTACGTTTAATAACATTTTTAAATTCCTCATATTTTTCACTATCAGAAAGAATTAAATTATTTTTAGTTATTAACATCATTGATTTTGCATAAAGAACTATTACTTTTGCTTGTTCGTCTTTTAATTCTTTTATTTCATTTTCTTTTTTTTCTTTTAATTCATAAAGAGGAACATTTGCTTCTCGTCTATTTTGAATATTTTTTATTTTAGATCCATATAATTTATCTGCATATTTTTTTGCTTTAATTATATCTTCAAGTCTAGGATATCTTATTGTATATATATCTTTTTGTGCAATAATATGGAAGGGTTCCTTCACTAATACTTTTGATATTTCCTCTTCTTTGGTATAAGTATCAATATCATCTAAAGGATTAGTTTTATATTTAACTAATAGATATTGTTTAAATTCATCTGAAGTCATTTCAGCAAATCTTTCAGTTAAGAATTTTTTCATTTCTTCATCAACCTGAGTCATTGAGTTAAAATTAAGATCTGATAATTCAAGAATAAGTTCATTTATGATTCTATCTTTATCGCTTTTTTCAGATTGACAATTACATACCCAATAATGAATATGAGTATTACCTTCAAATTGTTGTTTTATTGCAATGAGTGTTTCTAATAAATCTTCTGCACTCATATCTTTAATATTAAAATTTGGTTCATTTCTTTTTAAATTGTTAAGAATAACAATTAAATTTTCTAGAAGATTATCTTGAGTAGATAATTCAATATCATTAATGTGTTGACCATTAAAATCATCAAAATAAAGAGTAGTAGGTGTTCCAAATCTTCCTTGGGATTCATAATTAATTTTAACTAATCCTGCTGTATTTTGAAATTCATTTTCTTTTTCTGTTTGTTCTTCTAATTTTTTATTTTCTATTGTTTGATTTCTTCTTCTTGCTACCTCTTCTGGTTTTAATATAAAACTTTCAGCCATGTATATTCTCCTTTAATTATTAAATACTTTTTATTAGTATGTTGACTTATAATGCAGACGTGCCTAATGATAATCTGATACTATCACAAGTAAATTCTGTAGTTAATATCTCATTTTCTCCTGAAGTATGATCATAACCAATACCCGTTATATTTTTAAATTTCATTCCATCTATTTTTATCCATTCTGGAGAAGGTAACATATCTGTTTGAAGAGGAATAATTAAACCTGTTCTTTTACTATCATCTTGATTATCTTTAAAAAGATAATCTCTCTTTAATGTTCCTAATGCTGGAGTATATACAGCTATTGCATCTTGCCATTTTCTAAAATATCCTTTTACACTACCAGTTCCATTCTCAATAAAAGTACAATTAAAAGTATCTGGATATATCATATCTTTTATATAATTCATTCCACCGTATCGTTGATATTCAAATCCAACTAAAGGAATATCATTGATCGAATATAAATTAAATTTCATGATTATTGTATCTAATGAAGTTAAAACAATTCCACCAGCAGTAGAAGGAAAAGTTTCTGGATAAATAATCATTTCAAATAAACACTTATGCTGCATAGAAGTATTACTTAATATAGCAATATCAGCTTCATTAAGTATTCCTGCAGTATCTACTCCTTTTTTATAAGTATTTATAATATTGTTTGCTATTGCCACTATTCTACCGTCATTACTACATAAATAAAAATAACAGTAATTCGTAAAGGATCGCCTGATTGATTGTCAAATGTTTGAATTTTAACAGACTTTGGCTTGGCATATTTAAAACTAATTGATTTTACTCCTGCTTGTGTTCTATCTTCTGCTTGAATTATAACAGTACTTCTAGCCATTATTTCTGGAAGAGCTGTACCATTACTATGATCATAAGACATATCAGCCCATTTTCGCATATCATCATATACTTTCCAAGCTTGATCAAGTCTTATATCTATTGTAAATTCTTTAGTAGTTTCTTGTAACATACCTGTTTTAGGAATTTTAAAACCTTTTCTAAATATTTCATATACATTTACTACATCTTCAGGTGGATCAAAAGTTTGGTCACATCTTAAAGATATTGCATTTGCATCTCCACCACCTGGAATACCATTTGGAAATATAATTGAGAACTGGCTGGCCAAAGCGTCATCACCAAGCGAAAGTATCTGATCAGTAGAAATTGTCATTTATTTTACCTCTTATCTTTTTCAAATTCATTATTTTATATTAGTACTGTAAATAAAAGTTTTATTTACAGTACTAATTTATTTTTAAATTATTAAACTTTCAATAGAAATTGTTTGAGAAACTCGTGTAAGTCTTAAAATAATCCACTCACTTGTTGGAGTTATTTTACAGTAAAAATCCAAAATAAATTGACGATTATTTAAAACAATATCAGTATTGTTACTAGAATCACACACAATTTTGAATTCCCGGATCCAACCATTCGCTCTAATAGGTTCAACAAATTCTTCTGTTTGAACTTTTGCCATAAGTCTATGAAGAGGATCATTTATTTTAAATTCTTGTTTTCTAAGAATTTGTTTAGAAATAACATCTAGCATATATTTATATACTCGTCTTGTTCCTACAAAACTTGTATCGCTATTCGTTACTTGAAGAGTTTGATCTCCATAAGCTAATAAACCATAAGAAGGATCAAGTAGTAATGGATTTATTTGAGCATTATAAAAAGAATCTAATTCTGCTTGAGTATAATCTATTTCTACTTCTTTCACTGACCAATCATTTAATTGTCCACCATGTCCATTTTCATCAAGTCCTGCAGGAGCAGCAGCATCATAAACATCTGACATATAAGCAAATTTTTTACCTACTGATCCTACATGAGATATCCATGCAAAACTATTATTATAATCATCTTGAATTTTAGCCCAATTATGATAAAGTCCTATATCATCTGTATCAAGAGCTAGTGCAGATCTAAAAGATAAAGCTTGTGAAGCACTATAACCAAGTGGAACACATGTAATACCTTGTGCTTGTGTTTGATAAGTTTGAATAAGAGTATTTATTGTTGATGCATGTGTACCATATACATCCATAAATATTTTAGCTTTATATTTATTAGCATATTGAAATTGATTCCATGCTGTAGTATAATCCCCTGTTAATGGAGTAGCTCCCCTAGATCCACCAGAAAATGCAATTGCTGTAGAAGCAACTGTATATGGAGTAGAAACAAAAGCAGAATTAAGTTTAAAAGTTACATATGGATTTTCATCAAATACGTCTATATAATATAAAGATTTACCAAATGCATCTTTTTCATTTATGAGTGAATAATTATAAGTATTAAGAAGTGAATTGCCTGTTGAAAGAACTCTATAAAGGGTTAAGGTAAATTTACTCCCAGATACATAAGTTATTGAAGCTGCTAAATCATCTATATAGGGAGAAGTTGTAAAAAAACTATGAGAAACTACAGAAGAAGTATCAACTGTATAATGATAATTAAAAATAACTGCTTCTCCATATTTAGGAATTGATAAAGTTGGGTTAGATCCAATATCTGTTAAACTTGTTCCACCAGAACTGAAAACTATTGTTAATGCTGAATCTCCTGTTGTAGGAGTTTCAACTGTTATACTACCAATGGTACTTCCATTTCTTCCTGTTAATCTAATATAATTTGTATCGACTACTGCTGCAGTATATCCAAAAGCTGAATTAATGGCAGAAATTACAGAAGCTCTTGAAGTAGTCGCAGATTGACCAAGATTAATAGTTTGAATATTACCATCAATAGATATTTTAATATATTTATCTGTTGATCCTAAACTTAAATCTAAAGTTGAACTAAAATTTACATTCGTAATAACAGTTGCATAACTTCCAACAACTCCAGCAAATGTAATTGAATATACACCTGTTGCTAATACTACTGAACCTGCTGTAATATCTGTTCCAGATAATGCACCACCTGTCGCCATTGTAACAACTTTTTCATAACCATTAACTAATACTTTAAAATTAGCTTCATCAGCTACTGGAATATTTGTTATAATTCCTGAATAAGTAGCTGTAATACCTGTACCTATCCCAACTGAATGAGTTGCTCCTTTTAAAGTAGATCCATAATTAAAGGTACTAGGTGTTCTACCAACTCCAAAAGTAGTTACAGTTGCTGCACCTACATCTACTCCACCATAAACTGCTCCAGTTCCAATTGCACAAGCTACATATAAAGGGGCTCTTCGTGTAAATGCAATTGCTTCAAAAACTCCATGATAAGTTGCAGAAGGTCTACCCAATTCTCTTAAACAATCTTCTTCTGATTGTAAATACATTGGAGTTGATTTTCCTTTTGCTGTAGTTAAAACCATCGCTCCTGTTTCATCAACAAGAGTATTTATAAATCCTGAAAGATCTTTTTCTATAATTTGTGTTCTACTCATATGATTTTATACCTCGTTTTTGTCATAATTTGTCTTTTTTTTCCTACTTTTATTTATTAGTAAGAAAAAAATTTAAAAATTTAAAAATTGTTATAGTTTTAAATGGATGTTACAAGAAATTCACGAAGTCTTTAGCTTCGTAGCAGTTTACGAATAAAATTTTTTATAGTAGTTTACTTCAAGGTACTAATAAAATAAACTATAAAAATTATAATAAATAGTTTAATTTTTTAAATATTTTTATATATTATAAATTATAAAAAATTAAATAAAGGAGATTAAAGATGAAAAATTTTAAATATTTACTAAGTTTTATAACAATTATTTTTCTTATTTCTTGTGGTGGTAGTAGTAGCAATAATAATGACAGTAATGGAAAAGAAGAAAATGATAATCCTATAACCTCTAATTCTAAGGCATTAATATCATTTTCTATTATAACTCCCGAAGTTGTTGGTCTAATAGATGAAACAATGAAAACAGTTTCTATAATAGTACCAATAGGAACAAATAAAGTAAATCTTATTACTGCTTTTGAAACAACTGGAGTAAAAACAACAATAAATGGAATTGAACAAATAACTGAAGAAACACCTAATGATTTTACAAATTCCGTTATTTATACTATACATGCAGAAGATACTTCAACAGTAAACTATACTATAACAGTTATAACTGCAACTAGTGTAGATAAAAGTATATTATCTTTTTCTTTAAATGGAATAAATGCTACTATCAATGAAACATTAAAAACTATTGATTTAATTGTTCCAAATGGAACAGATGTAACTTCTATGGTAGCTACTTTTTCAATATCAGGAACTACTATTAAAATTGGAAGTACAATTCAAATTAGTGAGGAAACTACAAATAATTTTACAAATCCTGTAACTTATAAAGTAATAGCGGCAAATTTAAGTGAACAAGAATATTTAGTGACTGTAACTATAGCAGAATCAATAATTACTTATAGTATTACAAGAAATATTCCTTTAATTCCAATTGATTCAAATTTCTTCTATTTAATAGAAGCAACTAAAGAACTTTGGTATTATAGAACTAAAACATTAAGTAAATACATTTGTTCATATACTGAAACAATATCAACATATTCTAATGGAATATTTGTCAGTTCAATTACATCTGATCCAATTATATATACTTTTACAGATTTCTTTTCTATAGGACTTGGAATAAATAAAGTATTATATTTTACAATAGATAATAAAAATTATAAACAACAAAATGGAATTATTACAGAAATTGTAACTCTTCCTATAAGACCAATAAAATCACTGGTAACTGGTTCAACAGTAAACTTTACAATTACTTATAACTCATACACAGATACATCTCAAGTTCGGGGATTTAATTCATCTAATACATTTCAAAGTAAAATAATTACTGATTTTGTAGAATCTTATTGTCCAGTAGGTACGGGGTTTGAAACTGCTCCTGCTTTATTTACAAATGTATCTATTGCAAGTTTTGACTTTTCTGTAGGTCTTTATTACTTAAGAAGAAGTAGTGTTGCTGGAGTGTATGGAATAATGGTTAAAGCTGGTAAAGGAGAAATGTGGTAAAATTATTAAACTTAATTATTATTATCTGTTTAAAACTAAATGGAATTCTTTTACAGTATTTTTGAAAAAATAAACCTTATTATTGGAAAAAATAAAAATGAATAAAATTACATTTTGTAAAAAATGTAAATATTATAGAATTTATTATAATAGTAGTAGTAGTAGTACTATTTCTTATAATAATAAATTTTTAAATACTTTAAAATTAATACCAACTTATATTTGTATACAAAAACGCCCTTTTTCTTATCCTCAAAATAAAAATAATAATTGTATAAATTTTAAACATAATTTTTGGTCATTAGTACTTCCACAAATTTGGCATAAATTTAAAATAATTTTAAATAATAAATAAAAATAGTAAGGGATAAAGAATAGATGAAAAAAATTTTATATATTTCACCATATGAAGAATTTATTTTAGCACAAAATGGTGGATATGGAGTGATAGCAGAATCATTTAAGAAAATGTTTGATATTATAGAAAATATAGAAGTAACTTATATAAATATAAATGAATTAAGTATGGGAATATATAAGAATATTGTTAATAAATATGATATTTGTATTATATTAACTCATCCATTATCATTTGAAAATAAAATAGTTAAACAAAATATAGAACAAGTTACAACTTCATGTATTAAAATTTATTTACATTTATTTTGGGAAACTATTCCTTTACCTTCTAAGTGGAAATGGTTATGGGCATCTAATTTATTTACTGGATTTATATCACCATCTAAATTTATTTATGATATGATTAAAGATGAAATAAAAGGAACAAATAAAGAAAATCATCTTATATATTGCCCAATATTTAAAGATGATTTTTCTAAATATAAAATAAAAATAGAAAATAAAAATAATGAAAATATATTTACTGTTTTATATATAGGGCAATATACTAAAAGAAAAGGAATGGAAGATGCAATAATAGGATTTTTACATGCATTATCTCAATATAAAGATTGTAGATTGATATTAAAATATCATCCACTATCTAATAAAGAGTTAGAAATTCCATTATTATTAAAAACATTAGTTAGTACAAATTCAAAAGAAATGAAAGCAAAAATTTATGAAATTACTCAAAATTTAAATAAAGATGAAATTTATTCTCTATATACAGAATCATCTATATTATTATTTCCTTCTAGAGGTGAAGGATTTGGATTACCTTTAATAGAAGCTGGAATGATTGGATTACCTTGCATTTATACGAATTGGTCATCAACTATTGAAACTGGAAAATTTAAGGGAAATAAATCTATCTCTTGTATTCTTGATACTGCTCAAGGTATGTCTCATTATGAGTATGAATCAAATTCAATTTATGCTATTCCATCAATAAAAGATATTATTAAAAATTTAAGAGATTGTTATAATATGTGGAAGTTAAATAAACAAGAATATTATATGAATACTAATAATAATGATCTTGAAATTATTAAAAAATTTGGTAAAAAAAATTTTATTGAACAAATAAATAAACTCATAGGAGAATAATTTTTGAAAACTGCTTTAATAACTGGTATAAGAGGACAAGATGCCGCTTGGTTAACAAAACTTCTTTTAGATAAAGGGTATAGAATTATTGGAACAGATAGAAGAAGTGGAGGTTCAAGTAATTGGAGATTAGAAGAATTAGGTATTGCCAATCATCCATATTTAATTTATGAATATATGGATATTACAGAACAAAACAATGTTAATTCTATTATAAAAAAATATAAACCTAATGAATTATATCAATTAGCTGCACAAAGTTTTGTAGGATCTTCATTTGAAATGCCATATGTTACAAATGATGTAAATTATTATGGACATTTAAATATATTAGAAGCAGTTAAAAATTATAGTTTTAATACAAAGATATGTTTTGCAGCAACTAGTGAAATGTTTGGTAAAGTTAAAGAAATTCCTCAAACAGAAACAACTCCTTTTTATCCTCGTAGCCCTTATGGAGTATCAAAAGTTGCTAGTTTTTATTTAGGAATAAACTATAGAGAAAGTTATGGAATGTTTATAAGTAATAGTATTTCGTTTAATCATACAGGATCATTAAGAGGAATAGAATTTATTTCTCAAAAATGCGTAAAAGAATTATATAAAATACAAAAAAGCATTATTGAAGATAGAGGATTTCTTCCTTTAAAAATAGGTAATATTTATTCAGAAAGAGATTTTTCTCACGCTAAAGATATAGTAAATGGAATGTGGTTAATGTTACAACAATCTATTCCAAATGATTTTATTCTTTCTAGTGGAGAATCAATTAGTATTAAAAATTTTATTAATAAAATTTGTAATAAATTAAATTTAAATTTAATATGGCATAATGAAAATAAAGGAATAGAAGAATATGCAACAATAGATAATGTAAAAATTATAGAAATATCTAATAAATTTTATCGACCATGTGAAGTTGATAATCTTATAGGAGATAATTCAAAAGCAAAACAATTTTTAAATTGGCAAGTACAGTATACAATTGATACTATAATTGAAGAAATGATACATGCAGAACAAAAAAGAAAATAATCAAAAATATATCTTATATGGAGCAGGAGAACTTGGTAAATTAGCTAGTCAATTCTTTGATTTTTACAATATTAAATATATTTTATGTGAAGATACCCCACAAAATGAAAATATATTTAGAATAGAAGATATTATTATTGAAGATAATCCTTTAGTTATTATTTGTATCTCTACTACTTCATATATAGAGATATTAAATAAATTACAAAATAAGGGATTTAATAATATTAAATCATTCTTTGAAGTAGCTGAAGAAATAAATAAAGCTAATGATTATAAACACCCTTTAACTAATGGATGGAGAAAAGAAAAATGGAAAGAATCAGAAGAAATCTATTGTGATAAAGTTGCACATAATTTAAATGATGAAGCTTCAATTAAACAGTATTATTCCTTTATTCATTGGCATATTTATTATACTGAATTTCTATATAATCAAACAATAAATTGTAATAATAGATATTTTATTCCTGAAATTATATCTGTATTACATGATCATGAAGTATTTGTAGATGTAGGTACTTATGATGGAAGAGTCATTAAAAAATTTATTGAAAATATACATGGTAGATTTAATTCAATTTATTGTTTTGAACCTGATTTAGAAAATTGTTTTAATCTTTCTCAATCAATAGGGGATATAGAATTTTTATATTTATATAATATAGCACTTGGAAATAAGAAAGGTTATGTCAATTTCAATAATTGTAAATATTTATCAAAAGTAGATAAAAGATCAAAAAATAAAGTTCCAATAAATAAATTAGATAATATTGAACTTACACCAACTTTTATCAAATATCACTTAGAAGGATATGAATTAGAAGCAATTAAAGGATCAATTAAAACTATTAAAAAATATAGACCAATTATAGCAGTTACTACTTATCATACAAAAGAAGGATTATATAAACTTCCACTATATTTAATTAAGAATCTTAAAAATTATAATTTTTATTGGAGAAATCATAACTATATGGGGCAAGGAGCAGTAATGTACTGTATACCAAAGGAGAGAAGTAAGTGAACATACTACATCTAGTTCCACATCTTGGAGGAGGCGTTAAGGTTGTGCTTCTTAGTTGGGCAATTAATGATAATATTAATAATCATATATTTATGTCATTAGGATATGCAGATGAACAAGTAGAGCAGCTCTGTAATAAAAATAATATTAAAATATTTAGTAATGCAGAATATAATTTAATTTGTAAATATGTACAAGATTTTGCAGATATAGTTGTTATTCATTATTGGAATTTTCCATTACTATTAGATTTTTTAATACAAAAAACTTTACCTAAATGTAGAGTTATAACATGGTTTCATAATTCTGGTTTTTATGCACCATATAATTTACCAAAAGAAATAATAGAATATTCAGATAAGTTTATATTTACTTCTCCTATAAGTTATGAGTTAGAAGTAATTACTAATTTACCTAAAGAATCAAAAGATAAATTAGGATGCATTTGGTCTACAGGAGGAATAGAAAAATATAAAGATATAAAACAAAATAAACATGAAGGATTTAATATACTTTATGTAGGTACTTTAGATTTTGCAAAAATGTATAATAATTTTGTTGAAGTTTGTTTTAGAATAAGTAAACAAATACCAGAAGCAAATTTTATTATTTGTGGAACTGGGTCTTCTGAACAAGAAATTATAGAACAAACTGAATTTTATGGAATTAGAGATAAATTTATATTTGCAGGGTTAGTTAAAAATTTAATTCCTTATTTTGAAATAGCAGATATATTTTTATATTTATTAGAACCAACTCATTTTGGAACAGCAGAGCAAATACTTGGTGAAGTTATGGCTAGTGGAATTATTCCAGTTGTATTTAGAAATAAATGTGAAAAACAAATAGTAGAAAATAATATAAATGGTTATATAATATCAACTGATGATGAATGTTTGTCCGTTGTACAACAAATATATAATGATAAAGATAAATTAACTACATCTTCTATTTCTTTAAATGCTTCAATAAGTGCGCAAGAAAAATATTCAATAGAAATAATGATTAATGATTGGAATAAATTATTTAATGAAGTTATTCTTTTACCTAAAAAAGAAAGACAATGGTTTACTAATTTTAAAGATATGTATGGAGAAGGTACAATAGCTTTTTTAGAATCATTAGATTATAAAATAGCTACTGCATTTCAAAAATATATAACTTATGAACAACAAATAGAAAACATATTTAATTCTAATTTACAGTGGCAATCAACCAGTAAAGGTAGTATAAAACAATATCTACAATATTTTCCTAATGATAAATATTTAAATAAATTTCAAAAAATAATGAATAAATAGTAATGCAAATAATTTATAATAATATACCCTTTGAAATTGCAGAGTTATATCAACCTATTTATAATTTTAATGAAGTACAAGAGTATAAAAGAAATAGTAATGATAGATGGAAAACTATTCTACAAGCAGAAGAAGGATATAATAACAATAAAATGTTTGAAGGTAGTATTTGTGATTGGGGATGTAGTCTTGGTTATTTTTCTTTTAAATTAGCAGAAAAAACAAAAAAAATAATAACTGCTATTGATTACGACTATAATAATATATTATTATGTAATGAAATAAGAAAATTTAATCAAATTAAAAATGTAGAATTTTTAACTGGTATAATACCAGAAGCAATTCCTGAAAATTATGAATCTCATATTATTTTATCAACCCTACATCATTTTCAAAAAAATTATAAATTACCCAATGAAGTTTATGAAAAAATAAAAAACTCAACTACTATTTATTTAGAATTAGCGCATTGTAATGAATCACCTAGTTGGGCAAATAAACTACTTCCTGAAGATTATGAATCTCTTTCCCCTATTCACACATTATTTAATTATATAACTAATCAATTTTTAACTCATACAGTTAGACTTATTGGTGTACATAAAACTCATATAGGGAGTCTTAGACCATTATTTCAATTAAAAAAACATATTTCAGAAAAAATAGAAACTGAATTATTTACGGGAATTATTTATGATAGATTTTTATTGCCTTATATAGACTTTGGAGATTTTTCTTTAACTCCTCAAGGAAAACTAGCTCATGGAAAAAGAGAAAAACAAGGAATATCATATGCTTTTGCAAAAGATATATTAAATGAAAAATATTTTTTAAAATTTATTAATAATGTTTTAACTAAAAAATCAAAATTTATTAATGGATTTTTATTAAGTGATATAATTAAATTTGGATTACTTCCTTATTATGATAGATTTAAAATAAAAACTCAACTTACAAAATATAATTCTACCAATCATACAGATCCACATACTTGGAATTTTTTTATTACTGAACAATCAGAAGTAATTCCTATTGATTTTAATGAATATACAACAACAACAAATGAAAATCTAAATGCCTTTATATCAATATTAATACAAACTATTTGAGGTTGAAAAATCAATGACTATTGGAACTCGTATTATTCTTGAAAATAGAAAACCATTAGAAACTCTATTGCCATTAGAGGCTCCATTAGTACTTTTTATAGACCCTTCTGATTGGTGCTGTCTTAAATGTTTATTTTGTCCAACCTCTGATAAAAAATTAATGAAGAAAGTTAATCGTCCCTTACAATCAATGAATTTTTCATTATTTACTTCAATTATAGATGATCTATTACAATTTAAAACTAAAATTAAAGTAGTTAGACTTTATGGACATGGTGAACCACTACTTAATATTAATTTTAGTAGAATGATTAAATATGCTAAACAATCAAATAGAGTAGAAATGGTAGATACTACAACTAATGCTATTTGTTTATATCCTCAATTAAACTTAGAATTAATTGCATCAGGAATAGATAGAATAAATATTTCAGTTAATGGATTGAGTGATGAACAATATCACAAATTTACTAGAGTTAAAATAGATTTTAAAAAATATGTTGAGCATATAAAACATTTATATGAAAATAAAAAACAGTGTTATATATTTATAAAAATAAATGGAGATACAATTTCTAAAGAGGATGAACAAAAATTTTTAGAAATATTTGAACCAATTGCGGATGCAGTAGCAGTTGAAAAATCTATGGCCTGTTGGCAAAGTTTTAAACCAAAAGGATTTTTAAGATCAGATGATACTATAGGAATTTATGGACAATCACTCAAAGAAGAAGCTCTGGTTTGTCCATATATAATGTATTCTCTTTTTATACATAGTGATGGATTGGTATCTTCTTGTTTTTTAGATTGGAATAGAAAATTGAAAATAGGAGATATTAATACTACTTCAATTTATGATATATGGAATGGAGAACAATTAAAAAATTTTAGAAATTTTATGTTAGAAGGCAAACGTAAATCACATCGTTATTGTAAAAATTGTGATCAATTAAAAAAAGGTATGCCATCAAATATAGATAATTATGCAGAAGAATTAATAAAAAAATATAATTTTTAGGAAATATTAAAATGGGATTATTACTTCCTCAAATAGAATATACAATTAAAACATGTAAAGAAAATAATATAACAGGATCAATATTAAGTTTAGGAAGATTAGATTATTTTATTAATTTTGAACAATTTGAAAAATTAATGATAAAATATGAATTAGCATATTATGTTAATACTACATTAAAATTTTTTGATTCAAAAATAGATACTGCTGTTAAGAACTTAATTGAACAACATAAACATATGAGTCTTTCAAAACAAACAGTAATAGCATATCCTTGTATAAGTGATACTCTTTTTTATACAGCTTTAGGTTTTGAAATAATGGATTCAATTGATGTTCAAGGTACAGCAACAATTATTTTTAATTTAAATAATAAAGGTATTATTGATATTATTGATAAAAGATATAATCTAGTTATTGACGCAGGAGTAATGGAACATGTATTTGATATACGTAGTGTATTTTTAAATTCTACTGATTTATTAACTCCTGAAGGATATATAATACATATATTACCAGCTAATAATACTATGGATCATGGATTTTATCAATTTTCTCCAACATTATTTAATGATTATTATCTGACGAATAAATATGAAATAATAAATAATATTATTTTAGAATTACTTCCAAATAAATATTCAAGATCTACTTTTTTTGTCGATAGATGGGATTATTATAGATTAATTGAATATGATCCTTATTTTTTTGGTAAAAATAGTTTTGGACAGTTATCTGATAATATATATTATGTAATGATGTGTGCAAAAAAACAAATAAATTCTTTAAGAGATCAAGCTCCACATCAATATGCTTTTGCTGGAAATCCTATAATTTCTCCATGGTATTGTAGTAGATAAAGAGGTTAAGATGCAAAACAATAAATTAATATTTGATTTAGGTTTTTGTGATGGTACAGATACTGCTTATTATTTAGAGCAGGGATTTAAAGTAATAGCAGTAGAAGGTAACCCCAATTTAACTGAAATAGGAAATAAAAAATTTAAAGATGAAATAAATAAAGGTCAATTAATTCTTTTAAATAATGTAGTATCTGATGAAATAACTAAAATAGATTTTTATATTCATCCAACTAAATTAGAATGGGGAAGTATCTATCAACATATTGCAGAACAAGATGGAGAAACAAGTACTAAAATAATAGTTGAGTCAATAAATATAAGTAGTCTTTTTGAAAAGTATGGAATACCATATTATATGAAAGTTGATATAGAAGGTTGTGATATAATAACTTCCTTTCATTTAAGGTTTGCTAAAGAAAAACCTAAATTTGTTTCTTTTGAATTAAATAAAATAGATTATATGCATTTATTTATAAATCTTCAAAAAGCTGGGTATAAATATTTTCAGTTAAGAAATCAGGCCAATAATACACCATTAAGTTCAGGTTTATTTGGGCAATTACTTCCTTTAGATAAATGGGTTAGTGCTGATATCGCTTTAGATAGGTATATAAAATTTAATGAATTACGAGGATTAGATAGAGAAAATTTAAGTTTTGGATGGTTGGATATACATGCTCAACAATAAAATATTATTTATAATTCCTCCCTATCTTCCATTTGATGAATATAAACCTTCTAAAGTAGGACAAAAATTACCAACCTTAACACCACCTTATGGAGTATTATCTATTATTTCATACATAAATCAAAATAAAGAATATAATATAGAAATTTTAGATTTAAATTATGAGATATTAAATACACCCAATTTAGAAGTAAATAAATATCAAGAATATATTATTAACATAGTTACAATAAAATTAAAATCTTTTGATCCTAAATACATCTGTATTTCAGCTCTATTTAATACTAGTTTTCCTCATATGAAATATTTATGTCCTATAATTAAAGAAATATTACCAGAAAATATTCTTATTATTGGTGGTGGATTAGCTACAAATTTATATGAAGATTTATTTACTGAAATTTCTTGTATTGATATTCTATGTTATGGTGAAGGAGAATTACCTTTTAAAAAATTATTAGATGATAAAGAGAATAAGCAAGTACATGAAATAAGTAAATCTTTAATAACAAAAAAATCATTAAAATTAAATATTAAACCTGAATATGATTTTATTTATAATCTTGATGATATTCCAATTATTAATTTTACTTATATAAATTTAAAAAAATATAATGGACGATCTTATGTAGATAAAGATTCTAATAAAATAGAAGTAAGTATTCATACTTCACGTGGATGCCCTTATAATTGTTGTTATTGTAGTAATTATATCGTTCATGGTAAAAAAATTAGAATAATGTCTAATGAAAGATTTTTAGAAACTATTAAATATTACATTAATAATTATAAAATGAATACTCTTCTTATTGAAGATGATCATTTTCTTGCTAATAAAGAAAGAGCTTTATATTTATTAGAAGAAATTAGAAAATTAAATATTAATATAGAATTCCCTAATGGTATTGCTGTTTTTAAAATAGATGAAGAAATAGCAAAAGCATTGGCAGATACTAAAATAAAATTACTTCCTTTAGCTATTGAATCTGGGTCAGAATATGTTTTACATAAAATAATAAATAAACCTCTTAAAAAAGAACAAATATATAAAGCTGTAAAATTATTAAAAAAATATAATATAAGACTTCATGCATTTATTGTAATTGGTTTTCCCAATGAATATGATAAACATAGAAAAGAAACTTTAGATTTATTACTTGATATAGGGATAGATTGGGCTCATATATTTATTGTTGTTCCTATTGCTGGAAGCCGATTATATCAACAATGTAAAGATAATGGATATTTACTAACTACTGACTATAATAAATATACTGTATCTAATTGTAATATCAAAGCACCTGGAGTAAAACCAGAACAAATAGAAGAATATGCTCAGTATATGAATTTAATTGTAAATTTTTTAGAAAATACTAATTATAAAAATAATAGATATGATATTTGTTTACCTTATTTTCAAAATGTAGTTAATCATTATCCTAGTCATGCAATTGCTCATTATATGTTATATAAAATATATATTAAAAGTAAAATATTAAATAATATAGAAAAAGCTGAATATCATTATAATTTGTTTAATAATTTAAAAATTAATAATGAATTTTATAAAAAAATAATAGATAAATTTAAAAAAGAAGGTTATAATTTTGATAGATTATAGGGATAAAAAATGGTTAATAATGCAACCAATAGAAGGAGGAAGATGGTCTACTCCTAATTTTAATGCACCTTGGAATGATGATTGCAATATTGCTTTAGGTAAATTATTACAATGTGGAGCAAGTCATATAAATAATGTAGATATAGATATGACAGCTGATATATATATTTTACTTTCAGCTTATACACATACTTATGAACATGAAATAGAATTTATTAGAAAAGTTAAAGCAAATGGATCTAAAGTAATCTTATCAATATCATCTGATTATAAATTTCTTACAGGTGATAATTTAATAAATAAAAATGGTATTATATATACAGCATTATGTAAAGAAGTTGATATTATTATGTCTGGAATTCCATCACACATGAAATTCTTTGGTAGATATCAACATAAAGTTATAGATATGGGAATGTTTCTTGAAAGGGTAAATTTTTCTTTACCATATGAACAAAGAGATATCGATATTCTTTTATCAGGATCAATTAATAGAAATGAAATAACATTAGCCTTTGCTATTGAAATAATGTTGATGCTTAAAGAGAAATATCCAGATAAAAGAATTGTTTATCCTACAAATAGAAAAAATATTTTACAACCATTATACCCTGAAATTGAATTTCAAGATGCAATAACTACTAATAATCGAGGATTAATTCCTTGGTTATCTAAATCAAAAGTATATATAAATCCTGATGCTAGACCAGGACCAGGAAGAGCGATAATAGAATCTTTTTATTCACGAACCCCTTATATTAGCAGTACTATGTGCTATGCTTCAAAATATTATCCAGATTTTACTTATAATCATATGAATATAGAAAAAATAGTTAATCAATATGATAAATTATTAAATTCAAATAGAGAAGAAATACTTAAAAAATCAGAACAATTAGCAGAAGAAGATTATTTTGATAATGCTATACAACGAATTATGAATACTCTATATTCAGACTAAACAATTATTTTTAAATTATAAGGAGAAGTTAAGTTGAAAATTTTATATATGAGTCTTTTTCCAGAGCAAAATAATTGTCATGAAATAGAAAATTTAAACTATTTTATGGAGTCATCTAAATATAATAAAATATCTAATTTATTTACTTATCGATTATTTTCTTGTCATAATCAAATGACAAAAAATCTTCAAGATATTTTATCATGCACAGAATGCCCTGAAGAGAATTTATTTAATTTTGAAACATATAATATACAAGTTACAAAATTACCTTTTGATGCTATTTATAAAGAAAATATGAATGAAAAAAATGCTCATGAAGTTGGATGGGCAAAACAAAGAATATATATGTTTATGAATATTAAGAAAGTACTTACTTCTTTTGATTATATTTTTTATATTGATGCTGATATAAAAATTGATGCTAATGATATATATAAATTATGTAAAATTCTTGAAAGAAAAAATAAAGAAATAATTCCATATATTATAAATATCCCATATATTATAAAATCTAAAAAACAAGTAATGTCTGATAGTTTTGGTTGTTTTATTTTACCTATTAAAATATTAAATAATATAATAGATATAACACAAAATCTTTATGAAGTAATAAATGACGGTGAAAAATTATATAGAAGATATGCTCCAGATTGGATATTAAGAAAATTATTACTTCGAGAAGGGTGTAAAGAAATACGAGGAGATAGTTGTAATACTAAACACTATTTAAATAATACTAATTTTTATGAATTTGATTCAAATAAAATAACTTTCAATTAAATTAAAATTATGAAAATAAATAAAGCCTATAAAATAAGAATCTATCCAAATATAATTCAAAAAGAAACTTTTGAGAAGTATTTTGGTGTCTGTAGATTTGTTTGGAATTCAGTCTTAGGTTATAAAATTGACTCCTATAAACATGGAATAAAATATTCAGCCTATAATGCTATAAAAGATTTTACTATTATTAAAAAATTAGAAGGTTATGAATGGATGAATGAAATAGATTCTCAGGTTTTACAGCAATCAATTTTAAATCTAGAAAAAGCCTATTTAAACTTTTTTAGAAGAGTAAAACAAGGTAAAAAAGAATTAGGTTTTCCTAAATTTAAGAGTAAACATAAAAGACAAAATTCTTTTAGAGTACCCAAGGATTTTAAAATAGATTTTAAAAATAAAAAAATTAAAATTCCAAAAATTGATTGGATTAAATTTAAGGATAAGAGAATTTTCGATTCAAAAATAAAATCTATTACAATTTCAAAAAACAAATGTAATCAATACTTTGCTTCTATTTTAGTTGAAAAAGATTTTGAAATAAATCTTCCAATTGAGATTCAAGAATCAAAAGTTTTTAGTGCTGATATGTCTTGTAAAAATTTTCTTGTAAGTTCAGAAATGGAATTTGAAAATCAAAAATTTTATCGAAGAAAAGAAAGAAGATTAAAAATTAGACATAGAAAATTTTCAAAGAAAAAGAACGATTCAAATAATTTTGAAAAACAAAGAGTGGTTTTAGCTAAAACTTATTTGAACATTACAAATCAAAGAACAGGGTTTCAATGGAATTTAGCCCATGAATTAGTTTCAAAGTTTGATGTTTTAATATTTGAGGATTTAAATATTGAAGGAATGAAGCAATTCAATAAAGGTATTTCAAAAACAGTAACACTTGATTTTAGTTTTTCAGAATTTTTAACCAATCTCAAATGGAAAGCATTTAAAGCAAATAAACATTTTGTAACAACTGACAGATGGTTTCCAAGTAGTAAACTTTGTTCAAATTGTGGACAAGTTAAGAAAGAACTTTTATTGTCAGAACGGACGTATATTTGTGATTGTGGACTAGAAATTGATAGGGATTTAAATGCTTCAATAAATATTAAAAGAGAAGGAATAAACCTTTTAAAAAATTCTACTGTTATCAAAACAGAAAGTTACGCTTGTGGAAATATGAGTGAAGATTTAAATAACTCAGCCCAAGAAATATATTATTTAAAAGGTTTTTACTAATAAATAATATTATTCATGCTTTACAGTATGAACGATAATCAAATGATATGGAAGTAATTCCTAATTGTTTTATAAAACAATTTTATCAGGGGGTATTTTTAATGGTTAAAACATGGAGAAAAGTTAAAACTCTTCAAGACACTGTAACTGCTGCAGAAGTAACAGCTACAAAAAAAATTATGTTTGTAGGTACAGGAGTTCCAGCACATGCAACAGATCCTTTTGCATATACACTTGGAATTAAAAGAGGAGAAGTAGATTATTCATTTAAAACAAAACATGCATATAGTACTGCATCAGGAGCAGTTGTTATTTATAATAATAGTTCCGATTATGTTCTCACAGCAGGGGATGTAGTTACTATTATAGGTACTTACGTGTAACCCACCAGTTAAACTCCTTTTGAAATATAAAGGAGTTTTTTTAAAAAATAGATCATTAGGAGAATTTTTTGAAATCTAAAAATAGTCCTCGAATATTAATATGTAGTGATTCATTTAAGAATATAACTGGTTTATCATATGTAGCTTTGAATTTATGTAATTTTTTTATTCAAAAAGAATATTTAGTAAATTATTGCATTTTGAGTGGAGAAGATTGTACGATAAATGATCTTCCTAATAAAGGGCATTTCTTTTATGAAAATTTATTTGATTCAAAAATTTATAATTGTCAAAATAAAAAACAAGATTCTTTAACTATCTTAAATGATTGTATAAAAGAATTTAAACCTAATATAGTTTTAACAATTCATGATTTATGGCAATTTGAAAATATCATATTATCTGCATATAGAGATACATTTACATGGATAGCATATTGTCCAATAGAAAGTGATTTCTATTCTGGATATGTAATTAATCCAACACAAATAGATCCAAATATAAGAAAATCTTTAAGTGATATATGTAAAAATATAGATTATTCTATTGCTTATAATGAAGTTGGTAAAATACAATTAAATAAATTTGGAGCTAATACTTTAGAATCTTTACCAAATGGGTTAGATAATTTTTATTTTGAAGAAGAAGAATTAACTAAACAATTAGTTTTTCGTGGAGCAATTAAAGAGGATGATTTTGTTTTTATTACAGTTGGACATAATTTCAATAGAAAAGGATTAGATTTTGTCATAGAAGCTTTTTATAAATTTTTACAAAAAGTAGATAATAAAGAAAAATATAAATTGTATCTTCATGGAATGGTAGATACAGTAGATGCAGGAACTGATATAAAATCTATGATTTATGAATTGAAAATATCAGATAATATTATACTATCTAAGCCTGAACAAATATCAAAAAGAGAATTATATAAAAGATATCGATGTTGTAATTGCTATATAGGATTGCCTCTTGCAGAAGGGTTTGGATATGGATTTATGGAAGCAATGATAAATGGTCTTCCTATTATATATCATAATGTAGGTGGTATATCACAATATATACAAGATTTTGGTTTTCCTATATCAAGTGTTGCTACTATAAGACCAAATAATTATTTCTGTGATTGGAAAATACCCAATATAAATGAAACAGTTGAAAAAATGTTAGAAGTAATTCAATTAAATTTAACTGAATTAGATATTATTAAAAAAAGAAATCAAGAAGAAGGACAAAAATACCTTTGGGAAAATGTATATACTCAATTAGAAACTATATTAGATTTTAATATTATAAATAAAATAGATATATTTAATAAATTAAGTATTAAAAGAACAGCCTAATATATATAAAATACTTTTAAAAAATAATTTAATTTTTTAAAAGTATTTTATATATTATAAATAAAATTAAATTAAATAAGGAAAAAATAAAATAAAACCAATTGATGAGTTATGTTTGGTTCACCGATTTCAAAAATAAAATAAAATAAATATAGTTAGAGTTGTATTTAGTTCACTAAATAATAGATAAAGAAAATAACAAGGAAGAATAAAAAATGAAAGATAAAAAATGTTATATATGTGATGAAACAAAACCAGAATATTTTAATAGATGTGAAAAACATGACGTATGTTTGTCTTGTGGAAAACACACTTTAGAATTAGGTACTATGAATCGATGGGGAACTCTTGGTGGATTTAGATGTCAAGATTGTGAAGAGAAAAGAATACAATCTGAAATAGAAAACTTCCAAAAAGAACATGAAGAGGATGATTATCAATATAGTGATGATGGAGCAATTTGTCCATATTGTGGTTATTTGCATAAACCAGATAGTGAAAGTTCTTATTTTTATAATGATGGAGATGAGAATATAGAATGTAGTAATTGTGGAAATGAATTTAATATAGAAACTTATATTTCTTATTCTTATACTACAACTAAAAAGGAGAATAAATAAATGTCTAAAGTATTAAATTTAGAATTCAAATCTCTTAAAGATATGAATGAATGGCTTGAATAGTATATAGATGGTGGTGGAGAACAAAATGCTAATTTTTATACTGTTTTTAAAAAATCAAATTATTTTAAAAATAGAAAAATAAATAATGAAGGAATGTTTATAGATAAACCAAAAATATTTCATTTGAAATTAGAAAAAGGAAAATAAATGAAAATAGAACTTAAAGGAAATCCAAATTATTGTGCAACTATAGTACAAATAGATAGTATAATTGAACTTGAAGATTGTACACAAATACAAGGAACTATTATTCAAGGTAATCATGTAATAATATCTAAAGATGTAAAAATAAGTGAGGATGCAAGAATAAATGATATAGGTATATTTTTTCCTATTGAATGCTCTATCAAAGAAATATTTCTTAGAGCAAATAATCTATATAGGGATAAAGAACTTAATGAGGATAAAACTAAATCTGGATTTTTTGAATTAAATGGTAGAGTAAGATGTGTGAAATTAAGAGGATTTAAATCAGAAGGATTTTTTATTCCTTTACAAAGCATAAATTTTTTAACATCTAAAGATACTATATTTGATTTGA